CGAGTCCATTCCTCAAACAAGTATTGATGAAAGTTATCATGTAACGTTTGAGTTCCGTTAGTTTCAAACGTTAAGTTTTCTAAGTCTGCCATGCGTGGGTTACTTAACAATGCAGGGTAAAGCATTTGCCAACCTAGCAACGGCTCGCCACCTGTGATAACAAGATGAACATCATTACCGTTCTTTTGAAGCCATTGATTATTAGGAGTAAGAGCAAGCATAGCATCAATGCTTTGTTCTACGCTATAGTTTGGGCTAAGATGTTTAAATGCAGGATGCCACGATGCATAGCTGTCACAACCTGTTTGTGCAAGCGGCAAGTCGTTAAAAGTTTTATATAGATGGACTTCTTTACCAATAGCATCTGGCTCTGTAGTCTTTTCGCCAGCAGGCAATCCAAACCCAGGACATTTAAAGTTACAGCCAAATGTTCTAAAGAACACACTAGGAACACCAACAAAGCGTCCTTCGCCTTGTGCGCTATAAAATATTTCGCTTACTTTAAATTCATTCATAGATGCTTGACCATTTCTTTAATTTTTCAAATTTAGCCTGCTTGGCTCGTTCCATACCGTCTTCTGATACAATACCCTTTAATTTTAGCAGGTCTACCATAGCAAGTAAATCACCAATTTCACCTTCTAGGTGTTGTGCATTAGTTAGGGGTTTGCCGGGCTTGGCGTTATCCAAACCAAAGCGATGACACTTACTAATTGCTTGAATCACCTCAGCACATTCTTCGGAAAGAATGTTCATTACTTCATGTAGTTTATTGTCCATCTTTAAATTCCATATAAGGTGCAATGTCGTTATCAAAAATTTGAGCCATCTGATTCCAAAGTGCCTTGGCTTCTTCGTCAGTCATCCCAGAACTATAAACAGTACCGTAGTCTTCGGCAGCACCTTTTCGAAGCCCGTAATCGTGCCTCCATGTATAACACATACTTGTAATAATTTTTTCTCTTGTTTTCATGGTCTTGGAAAATCTAATTGAAATACATGCGACTTGGTACCTTTTAGTGCCAATAGCATTTGTTCTTGTTGTGCATCTTCTACACTAAGGTAGTAACCAGGCCAAAGTGATGACCCAGGAGAAGAAGGGCTATGTGTCGTCATTGTGCCAGTTGCACTGATACTAGCTACAATCCAAACACATAGATATTCTGGTGGGTCAATTGGTTTCATAATTAGCCCAAATCTTGTCCGTAATCTTCAAGGATTCCTTTGCGCTTTGCATCCTCAATGGCATGACGCAAAGCTTCTTCGATTAGCTGGTTAAATGTAATGTCACGCTCGTGTGCTAACTTCATGTACTTTAACAGCTCATCGTCGCTAAATTCTACTTGAACCTGTACACGAGTATCGTAATCTACACCATTGATAATAGCTTCTAGTTTTTCTAGAAAGTCTTCATCTACATCCAAATCTACATAATCAACTCCATCCCAAGCTTGGTTACCAAGCTCACCACGAGATACACCTTCTAGGTCGTGTTGAACTTTGTAATCAGGATTGATTACGCGATATGCTCGCTCATTGGTGTAATCGCATACTTCGACTTCATATACAACTTGAGTTTTAGTGTCAAACACAATGTTAGCACTCCAGCCACCTTCTCCGTGGACACCATTCCATGCGCTTAGTGTGTGAGCATCGTGACCATAACAATTCCAGCCATAGTCACCGCCTTCGGTGATTCGAAAGCTAACTGCTTCTAAATAATCTTGCATACTAATCATAAACTACTCCTTAAATTTCAATAACAATGTTAGGGTTCCAGCCGGTATCTTCATAACCAGCATAACCACGTGGGTTACACACCACCCGAGTTTCGCCAATTACATAATCAAACGGGTGATGCGTATGACCATGCGTCCACAATTTAATTTGTGGTCGATCCAAAATAAACTCACTCAAGTCGCTGTGATAGCAACCATTCATAAGTGTATCGTCTTTGTAGGTCTCATGACAGCTTTGAAAGCTAGGACTATGATGGCCAACAACTACAAACTTTTCATCGCCGCGTTCAGCAACAATGTTTCTAATGTAATCAAGAGTTTGCTGATGACGTACAGTAGTGTCGTATGGCTTGAGAGTAGTATACCCTTCAAACTCTTTACGAATAAGCCTAAAGTCGTTCAACATATCTCGAGCTGAATGCAACGTTAGCGGGTCACCCTTGTTCATGTTAGTCCATAAGGTACCACCAATAAAGTTAACATCGTCAATCTTTTTAAATCCTCTTTCAAGGAAATAAATGTTAGGATGTTTGGCACATTCTCCTGCAAGGACCTCGAGCGTTTGGTTCCACTTACCATGGTAGAATTCATGGTTGCCGGCAACATAAACAACATGGGGGAATTGAAAACTTACACGCTTTAAAAAGTCGCGGAAACGAAGGGCAGAGGCTTGCCTACGACCCAAGTCAGCAAGATTGACATTACTATACATTCCATAGTCCATTTCTGGATGGTCGTGTAGGTCCTGCGCGACCATAATGTCACCAGAAAGAATGAGGACATCACAGCCCTCATCATTTTTAATGTTTACATCAGAAAATTCTAAGTGTAAATCGCTAACCAGTTTGATCTTCATCGCCGCTTTCTAATTTTGCCAATGGATTGAGTCCGTTTACGGGAATACCATCTTCGTCAACGATTGCAAAGCCATGGAAGACAAATCCAGCACCTTTGCAAAAATCTTCAAATGCTTGTAATATATCTTCTAAGTTATCGTGCGAATGATCTAATACAAGTTTTCTCGTTCCATCATTGTAGCATATTAGCCATTGCGTGTCAAGACCATCTATATCCTTTTCTTTTAAGGATCTTAAAGTACGGACCACTGCGTCCCAGTCTTTATTGCTCATTGGACCTCATTACATTGTTCAAAGCTGAAATTGCATAAATCAAATCAATTGGTATGCTGGATTTAACTAGGGCCGCTTCAAATGTTTTAACATCCTTGGGGAAACACTTTCCACCAAAACCACGACTTCCATCCGGCCCAGGTACGGACCAATGCGAGTGACCAAGCCTGCCTTCTCTTTCTAGTAGCTGACTTACTACAGTATAAGAGGCTCCCAGTGAGGTGCAAAGTTGTTCTAGTTGGTTAGCAAAGACAACTTTCATTGCCAAGAATGTATTGGTTGATAATTTTGCTATCATAGCTTCTAGTTGTTCTGTAATAATAACCAAGCCAGGATAGCTTGAAAATAATTCAGAAAACTCATCAGCTTCGCCACCCAACACAACCATTGAAGGATTTACTGCGTCTTGTTCCCAAGTAGACTCTCTAATATATTCGGGCCAAACAATTAAATTGTTACCAAAAATATCTAATAGCTTTTTAACAGATTCTAGATTAGATGTACTGCGTAATACAAATTTACCAGTAAAACCTTTTTCAATAGCTTCGTTGATTGCGGCGTCAACGTTTGCAGTTGAGTTTTCGGGTATGACTAAATTATTGTCCAAGTCTGTTGGTACGCAGATGCAAAGGTAGTTGGCCTGTGCCCATTCCTCATTAGAAACTAACTCACCCTTGGGAGGATCATTGAATTCGATTTTAAGAGATGGATTAAAATTCTTTAAGAAAAGTTCAGTTGATCGGCCAACGATGCCATGGCCTTGGATTATAATAGAAGTCATGTTTTATTTTAGCAAAATACTTGTGGTATGTCAAACTCGAATCACATAGTCTGGATATTTTTCAATGCTACGATCAAGCAATGCCTCCAACCTATTCACATCAACCCAACCTTTGATCACAACAAGAATTTTTCTATACTGAGGATCAAAATCTGCGCCATGCAAGAAATCTTCATTGTTCCATGCAAAGGCATTTGTATCAGCTGGCATCTTTACATAGTAACGGTCTTCCATTGGAATGGTACCCGAGTTTGGTTTATATTTTTGACTAGAACACAACCAAAATGTTTCTTTTGGATTTTGATCAAATTGCATTAATCTTATCTCTGTAGGAAAATGCATAACACCATCTAGGCTTGATGGCATGTTACCATCGTAATGTGCAGGAATGGTAGTATGAGAGCTCCAAAACCTAACAGATCTAATTTTAACAAAAGGCATTTCGCTAAAAATTCTACGAAAGTAACGCGATTGCGAAAGCCTAAGATCAGGTGATATTTTTGTTTTCCAAGCGGCATCTTTTAATAAGATTTCATCTTCGTATAATGCAAGACCGTCCCATTGACTGTGTTCTAGAGAAGGTTTATTTGCACCAACTGCTCCGCGGTCAATGGATTGTCTAGCTACCCTTTGATTTTGCTCGTCCCACACTTGCCAGAACTGCTCTGTATCGTCTAGTTCAAACGTTGGCAAGTCAAGAGGCAATGCCGCAATGCCCTTATATTTTTCATTTAAACGCGGGCAATGTGATTGGTTAATTAGTTTTGCTAGATCCATTATTATCTCTCCAACAGATGCCCTTTATCTTTCACAGATTTAAATTCATCTGCCCCTTCGAGAGGTGCTTTCTTTTTAGTAATAGTTGGCCATATTTTGCTAAGTTCAGCATTCAATGCAATATAAGGATGCTGACTTGCATCAATGTCTGAATCTGCAACAATCGCATCAGCTGGGCACTCTGGAACGCATACTGCACAATCAATGCATTCAGTGGGATCGATGACTAAAAAATTAGGACCTTCTTTAAAACAATCAACAGGGCATACATCTACACAATCGGTGTATTTGCATTTTATACAACTTTCAGTAACTACATAGGTCATTTATATTTTCCAATTCGATTCAATGAATTCTTTGTTATTAGGTTTGTTACCAGTTAAACCTAACATACCGCGATAGGCTTGCCATGCTTCTTGCACCATTGGGTCTTGGTGGCCGCCCGTTGGAAACAGATCGGCCCAGACACAATCTTCTGGCATCATACTTCTGTATATACCAAAGTTGCGAGGCTGGTGTATCTTACCTTCGCGGAATAACACACTTGCTACACCTTGACAAGCAGATTCATCTAAACCATACAAGTATGTGTCGCGGAACATATATTCGTTAACAATATTTGTAAGCTGTTCTTGTGTTTCAAATCGAGTACCAGCAACAATCACAACAACATCTTCAATGTCAACTACATCATTGACAATATCACGAATACAACGACCAAGGCTAAAACCAACTTTCATATTTAACTCCTGTTATTCAATATCAGAATCGGGACCACTTAGTAATTTTTCCATAGCTTTGTATTCATCATACAATTCTTTAAGCATAGGATACTTTTCATGCATTTCAAAATTAGGCGCCAAAATAAGTAAACGCTTTTTAAGTGTTTCCATCATCTCAGCGAGTTCGTCAAGATCAATTTTATGCTTTTCTGTTTTGATGTAATTTTTACCCGAATCAGAAGCAATATTAATTGACGGGGAAGAACTTATAGACCAAGGTCCATTATATGTCGAAGATGCACTTAGAGTGATATTTCCAAGATCAATGGAGTTAATTGATCCAATAGAAATAGTGTCATAACTTCCACCTATATTAATGGTACCGTCGGTCATGACAGCACCAATCTCTTGGGCTACTACTCCAGTGGACATATTGGTTTCATCCCATTTAAACTCAACAGGATCTAAAGTAGATAGCACATCTTTTAATTTGTTTTTATCGCTATCATCCATTTGTATCACCGTGGTGCAAAGTCTTGCTGGAGTTTGATGTTATCAAAAAACTCTTTCTTTGTGCTTTGATCACTTTGGAAAGCACCTTTGAGCACAGTGGTCTGTGTCAATGATGAGTGTGCCATAATGCCACGGTTCTCACAGCATCCATGTACAGCTTGCACATAAACGCCTACGTCTTTTGCGTCTGTGGCTTTTTGGATTTCCCTAGCAATGTCATTAGCAAGTTCCTCCTGGAGAGTACCACGTCGGGCACACCATTGGGCAATACGTGTGTACTTTGATAAGCCAATAAGTTTCTCAGCGGCAATAATGCCAATATAAGCAACGCCACTAACGGGTTGGTGATGATGGCTACACATACTGCGAAGCTCACTACGAACAACCAACATGCCTTCGTAGCGGTCCTGCGAGTCGTTTGGAAACGCTGTTGCGTCTGGTGCTGGGTCATATCTACCTTCCATAATTTCATTAAAGTACATCTTAGCAAGACGCCTTGCTGTACCCTTAGAGTTTGGATCTGTTTCGCGGTCAATAAGCAAGCGATCAAGCACTAGTTCAAATGCTTCAGTTGCCTCATCAATTAGCTTTTCTTTGTCGCCTTCTTTAAGGTATTCGCTGATGTTGTCGCCAGCCCAAAAACGTTTACCCTCCCGACGCATCTTGAAACGTAAGTGATCTCCTAAGTACGCTTCTTCGTATCCGCCATCGCCTGCCATTGCGTCCAGGCCTGTTTCTTTATTTGTCAATTTTAGTTCTCCGAGTTAATGACGTGGATGTCATATTGTTTATTGTAGCACTTATTTAGGAATTAATCAAGACTTCACTTGGCCAACTTAACAGATATAACATTAAGTCTTCGGGCTTTTTAAAGTGGACCATAATAGTAATATCAGCCAATCCGTATGTGAGATTGAAAGACTCAACTTTTGATAGTTTGCGCCAATTAAAGTCGTCGCCTTTGTAATCGGTTGCTGTCCAACGATTCTTACAGTTGTCAATGAGCCACCGCCTAATGTCCTTTAATGTGTACAATGTGGCGGCGGTCTTTGCTGTAAATGTTTTAGTTTTTGTTTGCGTTGGCATAGAATTCGCTCTTACGCAAATCATCCCAACCGCCAATTAAAACACCGTCAATAATAATTTGAGGTACTGTCCTGGCCGTTGGAACGGCTTCTAATAAATTTTCCCTAGTAAACCCATTGGTACCGATTTTATGTTCAGTATAAGTTAGGTTTTTGCTAGTAAACCAGTTCTTTGCCATATCGCAGTATGGGCATTGTTCTTTGCTGTAAATTGTTATAGTTGTCATTTCTTTTCCTGTGATGTATCGTATGTTTGGTGGAAGATGTCTTTCTTGACAGCACCATAATCACCATCGCCGTGCCTAACAATATAATCGTTGCCTGCGGTATAGTGTAGTGGTTCTCCCCAGCTGGTATTTACAATACCGTCATGGTCAGCAAGTTTTGCAAGCTTCATAATCTTCTTAGGAGTTGCTGTACCATTATTGTTATCGTTATACAAGCTTTTAAACTTTTCGGGAGTAATAGGGTAATTTTCTCCCTTTGGGCCAGTCATAATATAGTAGCCAGCTTGATAGTTAACTGGTCCCTCAAGTGTTTCAATGCTACCGGGCTCAATGGCACGTTTATACTGAACTGGACTTGCTTTCTTAAAAGTTTGAAAGCTACCATCTGTGAACCAGTCGTCATTAACTTTTGACTCTCTTAGTTCTTTGATTTTCATACGCTGTCTCCTTTTGTATCTTCTTGATTAGTTAGATACTTCTCAAGAGCTTCTTTGTATTGTTCTTCGGTAAGGCCATGCCAGCCACAGCATTTACCAGTAGGACTACGACCACAACCACACTTACCAAAGTCTTTGGAATTTTCTTTAACTCTGACTTGCATTTTTTTCCTTTTCTGCTTCGTATACTCTCTTACGAAGACTACTAGATGAGAAACTATGGTCGCGACCGTTAAAGTATAAATCAATGTTCCTCTTGTGGCAAATTTCTCTGCCAGTAAACTCCTTACCTTCGTATTCTACACCTAGTATACGTACATTAATAGGCAGAGTCAAAAGCAGGTCTTCCAAATCCTTTTCTGTATTGTATACCCAAATCTCATCGACATACTTATTGCCCCTAAGTTGCATCTGTCGCTCTACAATACTTTGAATAGGTTTGTTTTTTGTAGCACGATCTAATGTTGGATCGTTTTGTAAACCTACAATAAGATAGTCGCATTGTGTTTTTGCTTCTTGTAGCATTGCGACATGACCTGCATGAAGCAGGTCAAATGTTGAACAAGTAAATCCTACTTTCATGCTCTACTTTGATACTCGACTGAATTATACCAAGCCCATGCAGTTTTTACAATGTTATCAATTGAACTGGCATCTGATTTCCAGCCCGATTCTCTTGCAAATTTATGAGCACTGGCTACTAGTATTGCAGGGTCTCCTTCGCGACGTGGCCCTGTGTGAGTCAATACCATACGACCAGTAATTTTTTCAACGCTGGCAATGATTTCTTTAATGCTGGCTCCGCGACCAGAACCTAGATTAAATTCTCGAGACGAACCTTTTTCCATGCCATCGGCAAACATTGTTGCTAGATAATGTGCATTGGCAATATCTTCAACATGAAGATAATCTCTAATGCAAGTTCCATCAGTTGTGGGATAATCATCGCCGTTTAAAGTAAACACACCTTTGTTAACAATGGTTTCCATAATACGAGCAATTAAATGTGTTGCTTGTTTCAATTGCCCATGTCTAACCTTAGAGTCTGCACCACAAGCATTGAAGTATCGCAAAGCAATGGTTTTAAATCCATAGCCTGCGGCACAGTCGCGCAACACTTGCTCTGCCATTAACTTGCTTTGGCCATAAGGACTAATTGGCTTTCGTTCACTTAACTCAGTAAGAGCATTATTTCCAGGGTCGCCATATACTGCGGCACTTGATGAGAATACTACAGTTTTCTTCCAACCACGAGATGCAAGAGATGATAACAACTTTGCGGTATTCCCTACATTGTTTAGGTAGTAGGGCCCAGGATCTTTTATGCTAGGCCCAACTAAACTTGTGCCAGCAATATGAATAAGCGAAGAAGGGTTCTTGTCAATGATAGCATTAATGAACATTGGGTTATTGAAGTCGCCGGGAATGAATGTATCAACTATACCACGAATCCATGGTGCAGTTGTATTCCTATCGACTCCAATAACATGGTAGCCAAGGTCTTTAAACCTTAGAACTGTTTGTCCTCCAATATAACCATTACAACCGGTTACGGCTACACATTTGTCCATTAGTATTTTGCTCCTGCTACATGATCGCGATAACGATTACCAGCACGATTCCACTGCTCGCCTTTGCCCTCAATAATATCTAAGATGCGATCAATAGTGCCATTGTTCCAATCACTAATCTTACCTTGATTGACATGAGGCCCGGATAGCTGAATACGTAATTTGTTTACAGCATCCTCAATGCTCCAAGGAACATACAAGCGAGTATGATCGTTGGCAAATGTTTCAGGAAAACTGCGATAAGCAGGATACAATACATTGCAACCTAATGCGTCTGCTTCGGATACTGTATTGCTTACCCAATCCTGTAAGGCACAGTTGAATAGTACTTTACTGTCATTGACAATATTGTAGTACTCGTTCTTATTCAAATCCTCATAGATTTTTAACTTGCCTACTGATGCCATGTTGTAAGCACGTTCAAGATACTTAGGATTGTTGCTACGCAATGGACCACCGCTTAGTACAGCAAACTCTGTGGGAACGCCTGGCCATTGGCGATGCCATTCTTCAATCATATCCATGAAGAAGTCCGGTTGCTTCTCTTGATCAAAACGTGCGGCAAAGATAACACGGTTAGCACGTTCAGGCCAAGACTTAATCTTGTTTCCTACACGACTACGCACTTCGTCTTTACCAAATGCCAAGCCACTAATGTTATAGATAGGTGCCGTATAGTTTGCAATACGCATATGAGCTACCATTTCTTCGTTAGTAGCCAATACAGTAGCAAACTCATTTACCATCTGTTCATAAGTGCTCATCCACTTGCTCATACCCCAGACATGCACAAAGTCGTCTGGGTCAATCGCTTGTGCCAAACAACGCACAAACACCTTAGGGCGCATACTTGCATCAACCTGATCCATAATATATGGCAGAGATTCGATACCGGGCTGGAACATATCTTCAAAGTAGATAACATCCTCGCCTGTTACATCTCCCCTACGCATCATTTGAACTAGGTTCATCATTTGACTCATACCAAAGTAACTGCGGCCATGTGCGTCTAACACTTGTCCTACAGAAATAGCTTTGGTATTGTCAATAGTGCTACCGGGTACTACAACATAGTCAATGCCGCGGCGCTTAAACACCGCTTCATTCCATTGTTGTAGCTGTAGTGTGTAACGCCCTTCATAGGGCTCAAGGCCCATATAGAAGAGCTTACGCATTGGCAACCTCGTCGCGGTCTAGGCGATTAGGCATGCAACACATGCCATCGGCTGTGTGTACAGTCTCTGGTGCCCATGCGCTCTTGTAAAAGCCCACATGGATCTTAAGTGCCTTAGCGGCACGGTCCTGTGCAGATTGCACGTTGATAGTATAAGTGAAGCTACGGTCTCCACTTGCCTCATGAGTACGCATCTCGGGCGTATCAATAGCATAACTGTAAATCATGCCATCCTTACATAGATCTGTAAGGTACTTGTTGTAGAAGTCTAGTGGCAAGTGCCCTAGATTCTCATTTAAAACACCATCATACAACTCGCTGATTTTCAGCAAGTCGAACTTGATGTGATTGATGTTAAGACCAGCCCTACGTTGCTGGTAGCCATTGTTACCACGGTCACCACCGCGGTTAAATTTTACGTGTTGTTTAAGAGTATTGTTTGAGGCATCCATTTTCGCCATCCTCCGAAATTTCAATCCAAATTTTACGATCTGTGTAAGTCTTGCTAATCTGTTCGTACAGATCATCTGCAATCATTTCACAGGACTTGTGGTTCAATTCTAGTGTTCCCTGGTTGTATAAATTTTCCAACCAACGTTTAAATTGAATAAACTCTACATCTCTGTCATCGTGAAAAACCTCTAAGTAGATTTTGAAGTGGAAGATATGTCGATGAGGATAACCTAAGAAACTTACGTCATCTGCACCGCCAGTAGCTAACTTAGGGTCCGTAAGCGCCGCTGGATACTTGTGAATGCCTTCTTTACGGAAGGTGACCCAAATCATGTCAGTTGACATGTTATTCCTTAATCAATGTAGTTGTTAGCTTTTAAGTATACCCACATCTTCCAGTCAATTGCCTGGGCAAATTCTAGAAGCTTGTCCATCTTTTTATTAAGTTCGGCAATACCATCATCGCCAGTTTCAGTTACCACTTCATCAGCGGCAGAGGCTTTTGGCAAAGGACGCTTCACGACCTTGTTTAAGTTGCCAACTTTAACATCATCACTCATTTTATTTTTCCTTGGTTAATTTACAGGTGTGTCGCCTTTATAGGCAGTCCATGGGGTAAAGTATTTTCTTTTAGTTAAATCTTCTAAAGGAACGCACCATACTCCTGGATTCGTAGCATTAAAGCCTTTGTCGTCGACTTTAATGGTTGTATTATAATTTAACAATCTTAGATAAGGAAGTTTGACCGAAACCATAGGGATAACTCTTTGGTTCTCACTTGCAGAGCTTTCTAAGAAACCTTCAACTTGATCAACCGTAATGTCAATGGTTACATAGTCAATTGTAATACTATCTAAGATACCATCAATCATGCCATCGATTTGGTCCCAAACATATCCATCGTTGTTTTCAACACCGTGGAAGCTCATATTTGCTCCAAGGTAAACATGGCGAATATGTTTAGGATAGTCTGGATGAGAATTAAGCTCTGCAATTACTTCTTTGATCTTATCCGGAGAATGAACGCCAACTACAAAGAGTGTAAGGAGACCCTTAGCAGGCGAACTTTCTACTTCGGTACCGATAAAGAAATCGGGTGCAATGCGATCAATGCTCATTCCATGTCCTCTTCGAGTTTGGTTAGATTTTCATCATCTAGGCTTGCCATATCATCCTCTTCCGGAATCTCTTCAGCAGTATCAAACAAGTCTTTACTTTTTGCGGCCTTAGCGGCTTCGACACCACCAAAGCTAATCGAGTTTAAGAACGTTGTATTATCCACAATCATTTGTCGAGCATCGGCAATAGATGTAGTTGGATCAAATAGCACTTCTACAAAATTATTAAAATACAAAATATCGTTTGGAATGAACTCGCTTAGTTGCGGAGCTTTCTTACCATATCCTGTTGCATCTTTATAACTTACTTTGACTCTTTGGTATTCAATATCAGCAATCCTAAGTGTTTCCTGGACTGCTTGTATATGATTATACACGTTATGTGCCATGATGAGCAAGTAGGACATGGTGTCCCAAGAAGTCTTTCCAACCTTTCCTACCTTGTTAGCATCGTTAGGACCAAGATAACAAATATCACCGGCAACAAGTCGTTCCATGATAGGACCTTGGTGAGGCATGGCCAGTTTAGAACCTTTAAGGCCCTTATCGTCAATACTCTTGCCCATAGAATATGTTAGCTTCTGTGGAGTAAAGTAATTGTAGTTGTAAGACAATGCATAGCCACCTGCCGCAACAAACGGACTTGCCGCGTCAAAGCTAATGTTGATGTTTGGATTGTAATGCTTTTGCAGTTGGCGCTTGATACTGGTCAAGTAGCAAGCCCACTTTAGTCGTCCAATGCCTAGAAAGTGAATCCAATCCTTGTCCTTAATCAAGTCATCCTCGATTAGGTCTAGCAAGCGATTTAATACGCTAGGCATGTGCTTCATATTGATACCAGCAAATGCCCAACCTTCTAGTGTGCGGTCTTCAGTATAACCCATTTCTTTAACAGCCGCTGGCTTGCTAAAGTGTTTGATAGTGTCATACCACAGCTTAGAATTATCTGGTGTGCTACCTGAGATAACATTTAAGAACTTAGTAGCACCCGGTACACGATGCTTCATAAAGTAATGAAGGTTGTGTACTGAAATGTCTAGCGTATCTTCAAACTTGGTCAAGCCAGTCTTGGCACTTAGTGGAGGTACTGCGGCAAACGCAGGAACGTCAAGTGTCATGGACCAGTCGGCGGTATGTTCCAAGTAGCGTAAAATCTCTTCACGGAACTTATCACCTTCAGCACCCTTGATGTTCTTCCAGTCCATCTTGATAACACCAGTTGCCAATTGGAAACCAGAACTGTCGCCAACGATAATTGTGTTCTTGCGATCACGTTTATGAATCATTGGCTCCTTGTCATTACAACGAGTCAAGTTGCGGTCAGCATGGCCTGCTGAGTAAAGAGCCACGCCATAGTGAAAGTAAGAGTTGTCTTTCTTTAAAAAGTCAACGCCATCAAATCCATGCTCAAATCCTGCAGGCAAACGCCCGGGCTCAACAAAGGTAGGGTCGGAAGCAATCTTACCAAGTTGCTTAGTATAGAAGCCACTGATAGCAGGAAGGTAGAAGGCGTAATTGCCTTCTACGGCCTTCTTTGTTAAGTCAATAGTCATTTATTGTGCGCCAGCGATATATTGGTAAGCAATTAGTCCGCTGTCAAATTCGACACGGGCCGCCTTTTCGCTGAGACTTAGTACAGGAGTACCTTGGCTACATTGTTTAAATGCTGTCATCATAGCTTGAATGGAAAGTGCTACAGGACGCTTTAGTGTTTGTGTGGTATCTGCAAAGATAAATTTACCAGCGTGGCCGCCACCTTGGCCGCTACCAAATGTAAACACCAATTTACCGTTTTCTGTACTTGCGATAAAGTTCGGTTCAATGGCCGCATACAAGCCGCCACGAGCAAGTAGCTCGCTAATCTTGTTTGCTTGTGGTTGAACAACAACTTCCCAAGTTGTACCTTTGAATGTACGTGTCTTGGTTTTCATCAAGTTAGTAGGAGTAAGACGATATTCGTCTTTGTTGCCATCCTTGTTTGTAAAGACTAGTCGATCTTTACTGCCGGCACTATCAGTGCCAACACTAGCAGAGCAATCTTCTCCGCGATACAAATTAGTTAGACCAATAAAGAAACCTAAGTTCATCATACCAAATGTGTCTGGCAAGTCTGCGACCTTGTCCTTGCTATTAGCTAGAACGGTAAGCAAACTACCTTCGGGGTATGCAGTAAACTTAGTAGAGTCTGCTTCTTGTTCAACCAAGATCTCTTCAAAGAGGCCAAGGCTGGCGATGTTTTTAGCTACATCAAGCGTAATATCTTTTAACATTGTTATGAATCTCCTGCGATATGTTGATTGTATTTAGATTTAGGGGTAAAGTCAAGACCCGTTTGTCCATTTAGGAAAACAAGTCATCGATGAATCCTCGGTCCTTACTTAGGTTCAAGTCCCATTTTAAGACGCCGAGAAGGTTTTCAATCTTACTGTCAATGATTGTTTCTTCCATGGCAGTATGATCAAATGGTAGTTGCTTGAACCAATCAGGCAAGTTCATTTCGTCGATTGGATAAGCAATACTGTTGATTTGCATTGGGTTGGACCGCAGTTTACATACAATGGCCTTTTGACCATCTGTAATATCCATACTGCGTCTATCTCCAAATGCTTCTTTGATACGGTTCCAGTTAATAGCTGCCATTGCATGTCCAACACCACATTTACCAGTCTTGACGTATGTGTCTGTATGCTTAGTTAGATTATTAACACGCTTGGGTGTGCCCTTTTCCCAACCCGGTCGACTCTTAAACTCCTCACGGAACTGCTTGACACGAGCCATAACCTCATACTGGTCCTTACCTTCAAGTGCCATAACCAGAACCTCTTCCAAGAAACGTTGCATGAACTCGGGAGTATCGGCCCGCTTCATGTCAAGACCCATAGCTTTAAGCTCGCCACTCGAGCCGTTGATGTCTTTGCGCTTGCCTTCCTTGTCAGTGATAAGAACAGCATAACGCTTCTTGGTCATGTAGATGCCTTTGCTTGCAACTACTTCTCGACCTGCTTTAATAATCTCGCCTTGACTTGCTGGAGCATTAAAGGCATAGTTCATAAACGCAGGGAAGGTGCCGTTTACTTGTTCTGAGATTGCATCGTACAGCTCAATAATTTTGTCCACTGTCCAATCAATCTCACCAGATTCGATTTGTTCTTTGAATACAGGTACAGCCGAAAAGTAAACAGAGTCAGTATCACCATAGATAATAGCCTTACCCATGTGATCTTTTTCACCCGTCAAGCAATCGTTAACAGCACCTGCCATATGGCGTGCAACAAGACGTCCGCATAGTGTAGTAGATTGACCTAAGCGTTGGTCAAAGAATCGACTACCTGCGTTCAACAACGCACCATAAGCAGAGTTTAAGTTAATCTTCTTAACTAGCTGTCGCTTGTCCCAGAAGTCATACATGTCTGTACCATACGCTTCTTTAGCTTTCTTTTGTAGTTCTTTACGTTCAGCGTACCAGCGTTCAAGCAGGCCTGGAATAACACCTTTAGTTGCATAGCTAAAGATAGTGCCATTGCCGCTTAACATTAAAGGCTTGCCGCCATGAAAGATAAAGTCGTACACTTCGGCACTGGACATTTCTGTGCTAGTGCCGTCTGCCCAGTCGACAATTTCTGTAGTTCCAATCTCGCGATTCATTACAGATTCATATTCAAAACAAGCAAACTTACCTTCCCAGAATTCGGCGATGCCTTTGCCTGCTTCTTTAAATTCTCTAATGCCTTCGTTAGTTCTTGTTTGACGAACCTGTCCAACAATAGTTTCCGGGCTCATATTCAACGCACGGATCAACGAAGGATACAGCGAGTTAATGTCCATGGAGCCAATCCACTCATGCATACCTGCTTTAGGTACAGCAACATACGCACCAGCCGCCGCATTATCTTCACTATCGCCACGACGTGGACGATCCGGAACTACCAAGCCAAGTCTATGAGCTTCGTTGATAACAGCTTGGTCAGTAACCGCCACAGCGCCTAGCGTAGCACGAAGTCCGACAGTATTGGCATGTGCAATCAGATTAGTAAGCTCAATGAACTTTAGTTTATTGTCTAGCTTTTGTAGCAAGATAACGTCTTGCCTGTTATAAGCAATGAACTTTTCCCAGTCATTGTTGTATAACTGATCTAGTGTACCTTCGTACGGAATCTTATTCTCACCTAGCTCGTACTCGCCAATAAAGTCAAGTCGGTAAGTGTGCATCTCGTGATAGTTGTACTTGCGATACAGTTCAAGATAGTCAAGATGAACACGACCAATAGGGTCATATGTTTCTAGTGTCTTGCCATACTTTTCATACTCGCGCTTTTTAGGATACTGGTCCCACAAGCAAATGCGGCGAGTGTGTTCTTTGCCTAGTACACGAGTAATGCGGTTAGTAGTGTACGGAATATCAAAGCCTTCCGAGTTCCAACCACTTAGCACGTCTGCATCGTCAATGAGGTCTAGCCACATCTCCAGCATTTCTTTTTCATCTTCGCAAAGAATGGTATCTTCAAACTTAGATACAATGTCTTTGGCAACTTCTTGCACCATTGCTTCTGGCTTTAGAACAAGAGTAATAGTTCTATTAATCCATTGCAAGTGTGTAGTAATAGCGGTAATGTAATTGAAAGGATCATCAGGTGGCGCAAAGCCTTTTACCTTGTCGTAAGAGACCTCAATGTCGAAAAATGCTACATGCAGGTTGGGTGCATCTTGGCCGCCATACACTTCTTCCAAGCAACGGTTAAGCGGTTTGTAATCGCTTTCACATAGTTTTTTGTTAGAGTGGATGCGGCGCTCTTTGTCAAAGGCCGCGGCATTGCTTAACAGAACCCTACTGACTCGATCGCCGGCAATATTAGTAAACTTGCCTTTGTTGTCTGGATAGTACAGTACATACTTTGCAGGATACTCTTTGAGTATCCTCTTGCCATCTACACGTTCTACAACGTGGATGATTTCTTTTTTCTTATCGTGATATGCGTCAACAAACATGTATTATGTATTTTATTTTAGAAGAAGTGTTTTGCCAGCGCACCTGACATCTTTTCGTCGTCTACTTCAAGTTCCAATTCTTTGAGTGTGTTTTCAAGTACATGCTTCAGGTCTTCAAACCTGTAGATAGAATTATGTAGGGCTAGGAAGCCAGCATGTTGCGCCGCAGAATAAGCCTCTGGTCCCCAACCAAAAGTTTCATATAAGATGCCACGATAGCTACGACCCTCATCAAGCTCACCTTGGCACAGCTTTTCTACAATAGCACAAAATGCCATTAGTTGTTCTTCTGGCTCAAGGCCAGAATAATATGAATTGGCCATTTGCTGGTAAGCATCAGCGGCTTTGGCAAATTCTCTACCAGACTCGTGTAATGCATCCATTACTTCTTGTTTTTTGATTTCGTCAGTCATATATCAGTATAGCATTATTGTTTAAGTTTGTCAAGCATTTCGTCTTGTGCTTGTTGGTGCCATTCCTTCATCCAGGGACTATGGTCGCATTCACGCACATGGGCCATTACACGTTTGCGGCCTGCACCTTCCATTGCTTCGCCGAGAAAGAAGTGTAGTATTACACGACCGTGATGTTTGATTTCAACTATCATTGGATCATGCTTTGCATTGTCCCACGTAAATTCTTCGTACATATTAACTCCAAGTTAGTTTAAAAATCGCCGCGTCATTCTTATTTTCAAACATCCATACATTGTTATGGGCACGCCAATGGCCTGTAAGATTTGCTTCTCTCCATTCGTGCAATTCTATGCCAGTTACTGGCAACCATTTGCTAGACAACTCTACTCGTGTCCATCCCATTTCTTGTAGCAAATCGAACATTATTCTTTGGTCGATGTCTTCTGCCATCCCTCTGGCTGCTTCTTCGGCGTACTTTTCTTCCATAACTTGCATTGCAGTTTGTTTCATAGGTATTGTCCACCCCAGGTTAGTAAAAACATATTAGCGGCCTCCCGCCATTCAAATTGTACAACGTCATAATCTCGCTGTGGACGATTTACTTGCCATTGAACATGCCAACGACGAAAGTGTTTGCCTTCGTCATCAAATTTATCGCACCATTCGTACATCTCAGTTGTACACTTTGGTACCTTAATCCTGTGACTAAAGTACGGGTCGTTGTTGCCGCCATCGCTCCAAAAGTATTCCATTTTAAGACCACATTAGTTTTGCAATTATTGCATTATCATAATGCTTTTGTCTAATCTTAATTGTTAACCGGTTGTCCGTAGCATCGCGATCTGCCATGCCCCAATCCCAATCCCATTTTTGTCGCCCTATGTGTTCTTCCATCCAAGGTCTGTAATGGTCGTTTGGATCAGCACTGAACCCTAAGTCTACCCATACGGCTCCTCCAAGGTCGCACCATCGAGGATCATTATGATCTACAACAATATTGCCAGCAGGCCATTTTACATTGATAATGACCCCGGGCATGAATCTCCACCAAAGTTTTTCACGCAGATTCATGCCACATGGATAGAAGCGATTCTTGTCCCATTGAAACAACTTTTTTATTTCTAATATGCTCATCCGCCCCACCGTAGCTTAAACATAATGTAATCTTCTTTGTCTCTAAAGAATATCCTGTCGTGATAATTGTCGTACCATCGAGTCCAAGCGTCGGCTACTTTTGGCCGAGGCCCAAACTGCTCAGTACACCAGTCGTGTACTCCATCTCGTTCTTCCCAACTAAACTCTGCTACATACCAGTTTCGACTAAACTTATATTTTGATTGCGGTACAGCCATTGAAGCACGCCAAGTTTCATTTTGGGTGGCAATTTCCTTTGCCAACTTATCGATCATTCTAATTATGTCGTCTTGATTCATTTCCATGTCAACGCAAATAACGCTGCCTCTTCATCACATTCAAATTGAATAAACTTTTCATACATGTAGCCAGGACTGTGATAGTAAGGATGCTTGCAATTTTCTTTAAGCCATTCATCTACTAAGTGGTCTTTATAACTGCGTTGAAACATAGCCTGCACGTTATCAACTGTTTTAGCATACGTAACTTTATGCAACACTGGAAACTCGACTCCCGGCCAGGCATCGTTTGTTTTATAGGTTATTGTCATGACCACCTCAATATAAACAACGCCATGTCATCTTTATTTTCAAACCAAAAGGTAGAGCCAGTCCATGCATATTTTTGCTTACCAATATGCTCATTGCACCATTCGTGTATTTGATTCCATGCGTTCATTATACTATCTTTGCCAACCCTAGCAGAATAATAGCCACCACATTTAAAACGACTATTCCAATCAACATCGCTCTTGTGTTGTTTATCGTACACTTTCCAAGAGTCAATGAAGTCGTGTATATTATCTTTTACTATTGTCATGACCATCTCAATACAAAATAAGCATGGTTATCCCTAACTTGAAATACGTATCCACTACTGCCCGAACTTAACAGGAAAGGATCACAATCATTCTGATGCATCCAAGTACTAACTTCGTACCAGTCATCTGTTTTATTGCATCGATAAACAGGGTATTTGTTCCAGCCCGGATATGATGTTTTTTCTACAGTACTCATGACCATCTCAATATAAACATTGCGGCATCTTCTTGCTCGCGAAACCAAAACTTTGCGTTATTAACATACCAACGATGGCAAACACCTTCTTCGCCCCACACATCACCAGCGACTCCATACTGCTCTACGCACCACTCTACCATTTCAAGCCAAGTTTGATTCTCCCAGTTAGGAGTATACCCTTCTGGCTTTAGTGTGTAATAGCGAGCGCCGTGATGTCTGCCCGGCTCTCTTATGATGGTGCGCTGTGTCATTGTCCCCATTGCAGTTTAAAAATAAAATAGTCTTCGTCATCTTGAAAAGCAAAGAACCAGTGGTCTCCTCCACCAATTTCGTTTATTTCCCATTGGTTGGCAGTTGCTGGACAGTTTATAACACGATGGCAATCATATCGCCACTTGCCTTGCAAGTGTTCCTCGCACCATTCGCATATAACATGGAAGCCATCGCGATAGCCGCCGGGCCCGTAATCATATATTCTTTTATAAACAAAGTTTTCATAATTTTCAAAACAATGAATATGCTTGTAGCCTTGATAGTAGTTTCTTATTTGAGAAGCACGGGGCACATGGTCCGGATCGTACTTGCGTTCGTACTCTTTGCGATTGCGGCAATGATGCTTTTTTAGAAAGCGATCTTCTTTCCAGGCCGCATACCTAGCTTTGATATCGAGCATTGGGGTCATATGTAATCAAATCAAAAGCGGTTGCATATTGTACATGTGGCTCCATGTGAAACCCATGCCCCCATGACACCCATACCTTGCGCTTAAAAAGTTTTTCACGCCATACGTATTCTCCGTAGATGGTCTTTACTGGCAACCAAGCATACACTTCGTGCCATGGATAGCAATCGCAACCATCTGTAATAATTCTGTAATCCACGGGTGTCCAATTATCTGGTAAAAACTTTGCGGCTCCGTTATAACTCATGACCACGTTAGTTTAAATATGATTGCCTCTTCTTCGTCACCAAAGAAATAATCAACTCGAGTAGTGTCGTAGGAATTATATCCTATCATATGGGCATCGTTCTTAATATAGCTAGGACAATGTTCTTTGGCCCATTCTAAGGGTTCCCACAGTGGTGTATAAGGCAAGGTTACGTAGGTACTCATGAGCAAGTTAATTTAAACATTACAGCATCATCTTTGTTGGCAAAACAAAACGTAGAATTGTGCTCATTGAAACGCCAAGCATCAGCAGGCAAATTCTGCCTAAGCCAAATAATTCGGTCATCGTTAGTATACATGTCTTTAACAGGCAAGCTGAGTTGAATGGGCCAAAATCTTTTGTTTAATACTCTCATGAAAACATCATCCTAAACATCATTGCTTCTTCTGGATCATCAAACACTACCTCCAAATAGCTACTAAACGATTCTGGCGGTGGCGCAAACTTTACTTCATAATGGGCACTTGGACAGTTAGTATCCAACCAGTCCTTTAATACAGAGTGTCCAGGAAACGGAGGATACTTGATTTTGTCATGGTAAGCAAAGCATTCGAATTTCCATGAATGGCCCAAATTTACACTACGACGAATATGGACACTCCACGACTCCATCATTCACCCCATTGTAATTTTAACATGATATAGGTTTGTTCGTCAACATCAAATGTATTTGCAACGGTGTACCAGTTGTGATCAATATGCTGGTGCCAGGTTTCTTCACGTTGTTCACGCAACCATTTAGCGGCTTCTCTACTGCAACGAACAGTATACCAAGGAGCACCATCAACAAGAGCCTTATCCATAACAATAATGTGTTGGGCCACAGGACCAATATATTCCCATTGTTGTTGTACAGCAGTTTTAACTATCGACATTGGACCACCTTAATAAAAATAAGGCACGTTCATTTTGATCACGCACCCGCCACACATTGTGATGAAAGGTTCTTTCAACCATTCTTCTTGACAGACCAGAAAGAACCAACTCTAACTTTATCTCATTGTCCTGGCACCAACGCTCAACTTCCAATGTATACTTTGTTGGAATAGCAATATCTCTTTCATCGCCGACAATTTTATAGCCATCGCGCTCAAAGAAGGTTTTAGTTCCCATCACGCCCACCTAATATTGTAGACCATAATAAAATGTTCAGCTTCTTCCTTTGACTTAAATTGCCATGTGTCGTAGCTGATTCTGCGGGCATTGGAATTTTCATTGGCCCACTCTAACACTTCTTCTACTTCATCAGGATCAATTGTTGTGCCAAGAAACTTTTCAGACTTGTGTTCGGGCTCTTCTATTAACCTAACAGTATGCCCCCAATGACCTTTACCGCTACCACGATGCTGGTATTCGGCTTTGAACCATCTCATTGTATAGTGCCTCCCCATGCTAAATGGCAAAGCATCATATCTTCTTTGTGCTTGAACTGTACATGAGTTATGGTATCCCATTTGCTACTGCTAATGTCGCTTACATCAGTAGTATCCATAATCCATTTGTCATCATCACCGTGGTACATATCAAAATATTGAAATTCGGCCCTTGTAGTCATTGCCACAGGGCTTATGTTTTCACTTAGCCAATTTACTAACTCGTATTCGTTGATATCGCCGATGTATAAGCTTTTCATACTTGAAAATTTAACATAAAGTACGCGGCTTCGTTTTTATCTTTGATGTGTACGGTAATCATTGGGTCGCCACTGTTGAACCTAGGAGTACAATCAGCTGTTGGGCAGTTTTCTTCCATCCAAGTTAAAAACTCATGATTATCATTGGGATATACCCAGCAATGCCAGCCAACAACATATTCTTCAAATTCTTTCTCTACATCTTTATCTTTTCTTAAAAATGCAGGCACAATTCGCCAACCATCTTCATAGCGCCAATGGTGTACAGTTGCTTTCATTATCCTAGACCAGTACTTAATTTAAACAATGCCACTTCATCTTTAGTTGCAAACAATAAGCGATGTCTTTGCTCATCGTCAATCCAACACCAATATGGATTTTGACAAAGCTCATCGCCAAATAAGTTTCGAGAATATGCGTTTTGCCAATCGTACCAGCTTTTACTTGGTCCCCAGGTTTCCCAACACCATGCTCGTAACTTAAAAAAGTTCTCGTCGCCAGTAATAGGGCATTCTAAATGAAACAAAAATTGTGGATGGCCAGCATAACGCTTATCGTTTTTCTTGATGCGTAGCTTCCATGTTATCACATGAATTACAGGTATCTTTGGTTTTATTGAAGCCACAGTTTAACAAGTGCCACAGAATCGATTGTTACTAACAAAATGTAGTTGGCCAACATTCCAGTGCTTCCCCTGGTCATTGCGGCCCAGGCAAAAATTGCACATTGCAAAATAAACAATGGATATAGGATTAGAAACGGTGGCGTAGGTACTGTAAGCATCATTACAACAGAACAAGTAATGCTTAAGATCCAGGCGAGAATTTCCAGCACACAACGAACCGGACTTTCTCGCCAATCTTCTACAACATAGTCCTTGATGCTTACTAGTAGCTTTTTCAAACCTTACGCCTTATTTTTTGTTACGATTAGGATTTCTTCAACTGCTTCCAAATCTGTTTGGTCCTTGTCAAAGTCGCCCTTAAACGCTTTAGTAATGGCCTTGTTTAGGACCGCTGGTTTAATTTCCATTTCTTCTGCGATTGCCGCAACTGTTTCTTTGAGGCCCACATTCAAGTCATCGATTTCGCGTTTAACTTGAACGCCTTCTTGGATCACTTTTGTCAGTTTAGCAATTTGCTCGGGTGTAAAGCTCATTATATCTCCTAAAGTTAAAGTCTTACAGGAGTAAGTGTAGCAGGTTACCCTCTGAATGTCAACTGATGAGAACGGCGAATTATATCTTCTTCTTCACACAATGGACCAAATTGGATCTCAACAATCTTACAAGGATGTTTATATGGATTACTGATCCTATGCCATTGGTCCACAAGGACCAAATGGTTCTCGTGAGCCTGCAACCGTTTGGGCGGAAGATTGTAACCATCAACATGCATGTTTCCGTAAACATCACACATACCTTCTACCACATGCCAGTATTCGTTGCGTAGCGAATGCTTTTGCATACTAATGCTTTCACCTGGCATTATTACCAACTCTTTTACTTTAGTTGCATGTCCAGATTTATTATGCTCGTATACAACTCTGTAGTTGCCCCAGGTACGTTGAGTCATTGGACCCTTCCATTCGCTTAGGAAATCACTACTTGAACCACGCTTGTCCTCTCCACCAACACCAAACTTAAAAATAACATCAGCAACTGACATTTCTGGAATGTTCACAGCGGTACGGTCGCCTCCATTGGCAAAGATAATTTGATCATCGGGGAACTCGCGCTTAACACGCTCTAATAATTGAATGGCAGTATCGTCCCAGTCTTCCCAGCTCATTACTTCGTCAACTTGTTTTAAATTGCGAATAATTTCAGCTCTATGATACCACGGCATAAATGCCGCACCTTTTTTACGAGCAAGCCAAGCATCGCTGTTGGCACCTACAATTAAGTAATCGCCAAGTTCTCTTGCTGCCTTTATTAAAGAAATGTGGCCGGCATGAATAGGATCAAACCCGCCACTTACTACCACTATTTTTCTCATGCTAACTTTTTTAATTTTTCTACTACTTCTTCATAAGAGGGGTTACCATCAAAGCCAATTTGAACAAAGAACAAATGCTCATCATTGAAACGATTATCAAACATTACTACTTGATCGCCTGTAGCTAACCAAGCACCCTCGGGGATAAATGTATCTTCTTCTACTGGGAAATCGCGTCTGTCTTTTTCAGCGTCAGTTACAACAACGTCCGGGGAGATCCATTTTACATTTGAAGTTGGATGGCCAAAAAGAGTAACATTTAAAAAGCATCCGCGTGGAGGAATTTTTGGATCAAAGATTTTATCAATGCCTGGCTTGAAAGGAGCAACACGATAACGACCTTGCCATGGGATACTTAAACCAAATGGCTTTACGTTAATAATATTGAATATCTCAACACGAAGCCCGACTTCTTCTAAGTCGTTCATTATATCAATTTGCTCTGCTAGCCCAGGCGTCATACGAATCTTGCGAATTAAGGCAGTGATCATGTTAAATGTAAGCTCGGAGTTTTTAACCTGAGCCATGTCGGCACCAAACCAATCTTTAAAATTGGCAATATCGTTGCTGTAGTCTTTTGAAATTTGATATACTTTGTCCATATTCACTCTAAATATAAAGGATTGCTAAGGCATGTCATCAAACCTTTTGTAATGCCGCCAATTTTGATCCAATCGTTTCCTACAAGTTCGGCTAACTTCTCTAATCCAGCTTTATATATCTGCGTATGTTCGGCATGTGTGTCCTTTAAAAACCATTCATCCCGTGGTGACCACATTAGCAAATAATCATGCTTGCCGCTTGTATACGTATCCGGATGCCAATCTTCGTATACCAAACGATGACATCCGTCATTGGTAAGATACCACATCTTACCATTTACAAGTCCGTTGCCAAGAACATTACCTTTTCTAGCCAACCATCTTGAATTGAGGTCGTGCTCGGGAATGTTTTTTAAGTATCTCATGATAACATGTCCTTGTTTACATAACATATCCTTAGAGTCTGGACTCCAATAAAAGAACTCATCATTTTCCCACGGCCTGTTTAACTGCTGAGTCACTGGATTCACGGAGTTGTCAACAATGTCAACAAACCTCATTGCGTAACGTCCGTCCTTTTCTAAGTTGACCCTGGGCTTGTCCATACCCCAAATAAAACATACACGCTTGTCCTGTGCAAACAAGTCTAGGTAGTCTTGATTCTTTTCTCTAATATAACGACGAGCAAGCTGGTTAGGACTAAAAACTGCATTGGCTTTGTAGAAGAAATCAAACTTGTTGTCGTCAACGTTAAACAAGTTGGGTTGATAGTCTGTATGGTCTACTAATCTGAATTTTGTATTTGGGCTTGCTTCTAATACCTTTTCTGCCATTGGAATAGCAACACGTTTTACTTCACTGTTAAGATATGTGTCCCACGACCCATCGCCGCCAAAGTTATGGAACGTTGCCAGCTCATCAACAAACAAGCCCTGATCCACAAATGCACGAAGCATTGTGTAGCTGTCAGCACCGCCAGACCACCATAGCACAATATAGTCATATCGTTCGCGTATTTGTCTAGCCCTGCGTTGATATAATTCTTTTAAACTTTCTGTTGGTTCAACGGTCCAGTTATACATTGCAAACTCTTCGTCATTGAAGTTCCAATGTACTGGCTGACCTACTTTGTTGCTTAACTCAATGGCCTCTACCTTACTGTAGGTTTTAAATTCACCTACCTGATAAAATCCAAATTTGTCTTTACTTAAATGTGTATTCAATATCATATCCCGTACCTATCTACAAAATTAATTACCTGTTGTGAATGGCCTTGCTTAACGATTTCATAGTTGTAATCCACAATCTCTTTGACCTTTTTGCTTACTTCTAATTTTTTATCAGGAGCCCACATTGCTATTTCTTGTATAAGCTTGAGTATCATAAAGAATCGGTTAGTATCATTTGCTTCGTTATCATAGCTTTCGTCCCATAACTCACCAAATGTTCTAAAGCCTTGATCTTGTAATGCACGAAGGCTTCCACTCGCCGCAAACATAATAAAAGGTTGCTTATAAACAATTGGTTTATAACTTTTTTCAGTTAAGTGAACAATGTTGGTAAAGAAGTTTGTTTCTGCAATAATGTTAATCAAACTGTTATCATAAAAATGTTTGGTTGATTCAAACTCGTCAAACATTAGGTTAAGCTTGTGATTGGGTGTATCTAAAATTAGAGGAAGCCTTTCCTCTACAGTTTTTAAGTCATCTTCGGTAATAATGTTTTCAACGTTTAGTCTATTAAAGAAACGTCGGGCGTGATCAGTATATGTGCCACCGTTGTCTATTTCGGTTTTAGAAAAGCTAATATAAAACTTTCTTAAAAGATTGAACTTACTCAAGTAAGCAAGCATTAGAACACGCTGAGCTTGAGAACCCCAACGCCTATTAAACATAAGAAACACTTTGTCCTTTTCGCCTACTTTGTATTCAACAGTTTTGTTTCTAATAATGTCCTTATAGATGAAAAAGTAAAACGGAAGGTACTCAAATCTTAGCCCTTCATTTTTCTTATTGTTGTTGACACAATAGTCGTTATATACTTCTTGGCAATTTGGACTGCATGTTAGATAAATGATCTGAGACATTGGAAGCCCACTGCTGATAAAATAATCTTCAATCATCTTTAACTGATCATCTCTAAGTGGACTTTCCATTGGGATAGTAACCAACAAGTAAGCAGTTTTGTTTTTAATGCGATCAAATACTTGATGCGGCAGTTGTCCCCATCCTAACATACCGCCTAGCTTACCTGACCCAAAAAACTCTTCTACACTATGCCACCAATAGTGATTGTATTCATACAAAAAGGTTTCCTCCGGCAAGTGAGAAGCTGAATAAGTTCTTACCAAATCCATTGGCTTAAGAAAGTTATAACAATTAGAATGTTGTAGCTCAGCCTGTAGCTCGTTGCTTGATTTATTAATGTGCGCCCTGCCTGACGCATACGCTAAATCAAATACATTTGGCGCTTGGTTATTTGGTATTGGGTGTTGTGGCCCAATCCAATCAAAAACAAAATTAACTTTTTTGCTCATACTCTGTAATGCCAGAGCTTTGCAATACAAACAAAGCATCACAGCTATCTCTGAAAATTTCTTTATATCCTAGCGATTGCATTAGACCCTGGAAGCCCTCAAGAGTAGTTCCAGTCTTGTACATATGAAACTCGCTAACTTCTGCCCAAATAAGCAGTGGACGTATTACACCTAGTTTACTAAAAACTTTATACTCAGCGCCTTGCACATCGATGTGAATAAAGTCTGGACTTACGTTATGTTCAATGCAAAATGCTTCTAGTGTTGTACTAGGAACAGTATAACCTTGATTCCAAGTCCAACGTTCGTTCAGCAAATTAGGCCCAGGCTCGCACACGCTACCAGACCATGGCCATTCTTGTCCATCTAAGCTACCACTAGGATAAAATGTTAACTCGCCAATGGTATCACTTACTGCCATATGATAGTAATTTATACTATGCTTAATTGCTTCGCTTTCGTTCCACGCCTTCCAGCTTTCTGCACATTCAAACGCATGGAACTGGCCATTGGGAATATAACGTTTCATATTAACAGTATCGCTCATATTGGCACAACCGATGTCAAGTATAGTTGCATCAGCAGGCAAATTACGTGCTAACCATTCTAAATTAAGATTGCTCATTAATTTTGCTTTCAATCCATGCGTAAGTTTCAACTAGGCCGTACTCTAAATCTTCGTCGGGCGCCCAGCCTATTGTTTCTTTAATAAGTTTGTTATGACTATTACGTCCCATAACACCTACAGGGCCGTCTACATTACGTATGCTAACATTCTTGCCTGCAAGTTTGGCAATCAAGAATGCCAACTGGTTAATGCTGATCATACGTTCACTGCCAAGGTTAAGAGGGAACTCACAATCAGACTCCATAATGCGATGTATACCTTCAATACATTCATTAATGTATAAAAAGCTACGAGTTTGTGTGCCCGGTCCCCATATATCTATAATGCCGCCGTCTTCGCACATAGCAACTTTGCGGCATAACGCCGCAGGAGCCTTTTCTTTGCCATTATTCCAAGAACCAAGCGGCCCAAATATATTGTGGAATCGAGCTATACGTGCTCTAATACCGTAATTGCGAGCATAACTCATGTATAGTCGTTCAGAGAATAGCTTCTCCCATCCATATTCGCTGTCTGGATTGGCAGGATAAGCAGAATCTTCGCTTAGTAATGGATTGTCTGGGTCTTCTTGATTGTGCGAAGGGTACATACAGGCCGAAGAACTATAGAATACATTCTTAACTCCATACTTAACCATGCTGTTAACCATGTTCAAGTTGATAGTTGCGCTGTTGTGCATAATGTCAGCGTCATTTTCCCCGGTGAAGATGTAGCCAGCACCGCCCATGTCGGCCGCTAACTGATATACTTCATAAATGTTATCATCTAATAGCGTATCTACATTGCGAGGATCGCGAAGGTCTGCAATATAAAACTCATTTGCATCTGTATTACTATACTCGGGATACTTTAAATCAACGCCAATGACATGATGCCCTTGATATCTCAAGCTTGTTACCAAGTGCGAGCCAATGAATCCACCTGCTCCGCATACTACAATTCTTTTCATTCTGGTTGTTCTCCTTTGGCTAGCTCTCTTGCCAGCTGGCTTGCTTCATATTCTCGTTGGCACCGCTCAACAAATGTAATAAGCTCAGGGAATGTTTCCTTAAAGTTAGTGCCATTACGCTGGTCATGTTGCTGTACATACAAATAAAAGTCATGTCTTGCTACAACATTTTCTATTTTGTTAGGGTCCTCGGCTTTAATAACGTTTACCAATCGTGCTAAGTTATCTACTTCATGTTGGTAAAAGCCATCTTGATAGTCTACGTACTCAAAGGTACCAACGTTTGATTGCATCCAAGCAACATTCTTTTCTAAAGTTTCAATTAAACCAGGCCCTGCAATCAATGCACTAAGGTGTCTTGGATGACGCAAGTAAGGAAAGTCCAATGTAACACCACGTAGACCTGTAGTCTTATGTCTTGGTGTCGGACTACGTCTAATCATTAGTATGTCCTTAAGGAAGTTTCTAAACTGCGGAATGCTTAACAAGTTAAACGTACACATGATTGTTACATCAATGTCAGGGTAGCGTAGTGCCAAGTTCCATAAATTGTAATACCACTTGTTATAATCTAAACCTGCACGAATATATTCTGCTTGCTTGCCCCAAGTATCACAAGATGTAAAAATTTTCAAGCTCTTTACATGCCCGTCGTTTTTAATCTTTTGACATTTTTCAAAGAACTCATCGATTAAGTCTTGATCACAACCTAAGTTAGTGTTAATGGCTAACTCTAATTCTGGGTTAGGATGTTCGATGATCCAATCCAATGTGCGGAATGTTTCTTTGCTTAGTAAAGGCTCACCCCCGGTAATACGAAATACCTTTAGCTTTGGATATAATTCAGGCCACCACTTCCACCACGCTTCAATATAAGGATTGACTTCGCGGTTAGGGATAGGCATCTTATCAGACCTTGACAACCATTCTATGTCATGTGTAATGCTTTGACTTAATATAATAGGACCATAACGCTTGGCCGTTTGCATCAATGTAGAACTAATTTCCGGCGAGCAATATCCGCAACCAAAATTACATACATTGGAAAAAGAAACTTCTACGTATGCTGGAATAACATCAGCGTCCCATGGCATTTTAGAACTAGAATCTAAGTATGGCTCTCCCCAGACAGTATCGGCACTTTTCTTGGTACGGTCTGAAAAGTAGTTTCCGTTGTTTCCCGGTGCATCTTCTACACGCCAGCAGTAATCGCATTCGCCTGGACGCTCTCCTTCTAGCATAAGCTTTCGCATGTGTTTCTTATGCCAGGTATTGTGTAGTGCAGATGGATTCACTGATACTTCACTTACAGGAATCTTATGTGTAGCAGGATGATGGCAAGAATGCGTTTGTCCTGTTGCTAAGTGTATAGTAACTTGTTGCCATTTAGCCACGCAATATGTTGGGCTTACTTTATCCAATTCTTTATGGATGCGTATTAATCGGTCGTTGTAGTTCTCTGAAATTGCCATAGTATGATATTTAGTGCGTAGTTAATCCCACAATGTTTCTATTGTGTTAACTACTTCTTGGGAAATAAGTTGGTCCATAAATTCTTTATTGGTAAGCAGATGCCTATTGTGCTCAATGACAGGGCGACATTGGTCTAATAGCGATTCAAATTGGCTTTGGTCCAATGCAACAATACCTTTAAGAGTTTTAACCAATTCTACACCGCGTTCAATTGGATCATCTATTGTATCGTAGCTTTCATTGATATAAGGACTAAATGTTTTAAACCCACAGTCTCTTAACTTTTGTAAAAAGCCCGGAGCACCTGCTAGTAAAAAGACTTGCCCGTGTAACATAGGCTTGAAAATCTTTTCTGTGGGAAAAATAGAATCTGTAAAGAAAAGTGTCTCAGTAACAAGATTTATTGGGTAAATGTCATAAAGTGTATTATTTAAATCTAGTGCATAGTTAATATCAAAGCGGTCAGTATCTGCTATTAGAGGAAGCTTATTGTATAGTGATTTAAAGCTACTGTCAAATCCGTCCACATAACCATTGCAACGATCTTTAAATTGTTCCCACTGATATGGCAAGTCAAAGTCTGTAGAGCCCCAGTTAATATCCTTTTCGGCAAAATGCTTTGGCATACTAACTGCACCATGCTCAATGAGATTAAAATGTTCTAGTAATGTTGTCAAGTATATGCGATGAGGATAAGGTCTACGATTTAAACTCATAAATCGATTGGTACCAGGAGTCCACGTTGCCATTGGGATTCCTAATTCTGGCTTATCTCTATAACGCTGATTAAAGTTAATCCAATTAGCAAAGAAACCATACCACGCACATTTCATTATGAGTCCGGTTTTTTGTTTACGACACCAAGCATAGTATTGATGCTGTACATTACAAGTACTGCTAACATATAACACACGATCTATTAAGTCGTGTTCTATTATCCATTGGTGTAGGTCAGCAAATACTTCGCTGGTAAATCCTTCTTCTGAATAGTCAATGATAATTTTACATTCGGGGTCATTAAATGCACACAACCTATTAGCATCGCTTAAGAACCAATTGGTTATTAGTGGTAGCTTTTGACTGTTCCAACCACCGTGTAGTCCAATAATAACAATACCGGGTTGGTTGGGTACATACTGATCAAAAGTTTTAAATTCGCACTTGCTTTTAAAGTAATTGAATATAATGTAATCAAGTAGTGGGTCAATTGTAAAATTTTTAGATCCGTCTTCTTGGATGTATTGTTTTAGGTATCTGTTCCAAAGATTTTCGTCTGTAAAGTCTGGAGCAATATAATCGCCATACCAAGTAATTGTTCTCATGCGATACTTATAAATGCGGCCAAGAGAAAGCCCACCGTAGTGGGCTTGTTATCAGTTTTCGTCGTCTAAGTGAATTTCTTCTACGTGAACTGACTTTAATACTTCTAAGATATGATGGAAGTGTGCAGTACGGTCAGCAAGACCAATTGTACCACCGTTAATTCGTTTAGTAACTGTAGTAACATCTTCCTTATCGGCCCATTGGTTTAGCTTACGTGTATCCCAGAACCAACCTGCAGATAATACTGCTACTGGGTTCTTAGCAACTTGGTCTGGCTCTGCTAATAAATCTAAACCCAGTGCCTTACCACAAGCACGATAGTTGTCCTTACCAGTCAATTGAATAAGTCCACGACCACGATATTTCCAGCCTTCGCCAGATGCTTCTGGGCCATTTCCCATACGATCGCAATAAGCTCTGTTAGCAATCTTCTCTGGCTTACGTGCATACTCATCTGCAACGCCAGCAAACTTCTTAGGCCAAAATGCCATCAAGGCTTTAGCTTGATAGTTTAAGTTTTCTTCTACCGCGTTGAAGTTTCCCGACTCGTGGGCAGTTTGTGCAATAAACATAGCCTGGCGAGCAGGTGTATTGATTTCAAAATGTTCAAAGGTCTCATTTAAACCTTCTAAGAACATGTTTAATCTTTCCGGCTTAGCTTGTGGCAAACATGCTTTTAACACATCAATAGTTAACTGTGACATAACAATGTCTCCTTATTTTATGTGTCTATTTAACAAATCTGCAGTCAATGGAATAGTTTCACGCCAGTTTGTACCACGAGTTGTATCTAAGTAGTCCATTAAACGAATGTACTTTTTAACCGCAGGAATATTATGCACATTCTTTTTAATAGCATTAGCTAACCATTCTTTAATAGTGTTTACGGCAGGACTGCTATGATTTGAATAATAGTTATAAAGTTCTTCTTTGGCACTATTTGGCAAGCTATACCAAGAATGCATTGCTGGACTATCAACAAACTTAACACCAAAGATAACTCCGCCTTGTTCAAGTACCCATTTCTCTGTTTCAATCATAGTATGAGTAGTTGATGTTTGGCTGCAACTTGTTATACGATGCAACTGAACTACACCACCCTTTTCGTATTCTTTTACTTTGGCCACGTTTTCTACAAACTTATCCCAACTTGCTGTACGAATTAATTCAAAGGGCTTGTATGCGGCATCAATGCTGGCCGCAATTTCAACGTGCCTAAAATGATTCCAACGGGCCGCAATCTTGTTATTAATAACAGACAAGTTAGTATCATAGTCTAAGTAGATATCTTTAGCACGACCGCTTGCAATCAATCTATCAAGCATTTCATCGTGAGCAGGAACAATCATTGGTTCGCCGCCGGTGATATAAATGTGTTGAAGCGTTGGGATTAATTCCTCAAACTTCTTCCACCATATATCGCTTTCCCACCATCTAACTTCTCTTGGATTGTGAAGCTTGCCGTGAGCATCTCGTTCTAGTTTAATTGACTTGTAGCCAAATCCCCAAGGAATTTCTAAACTGTTATCATTGAATCCGACCCAGTCTTCGTACCATTGGTTAGAATAACTTGGTCCGCAATGTACGCATTTTTGGTTGCATAAATTACCAAAGCGAATATCAAGGGTTGTAGGGTTCCACTTTACATAACCCTTGTCGTCCATTTCAACTTCTTTATAGGTGTTTGGACCTACAATATCATTGAATGGATTACGTCGTTCCATACTTTGTCGACGACTTGCACTTGGATGGCGTATGTCTCCGCCAGTGGCTGCTTCACGTTCTGAACAGCAAGAGCATAAAGGATGGTAAGCACCGTTTTCTGTTACGTCTTTAATACGAACAGCACGATGCCACTTACCGTTAAGGCCTTGGTTAGGGGTGTGCGTCATAATGTTCATTAGCTGGCCACGTTCATCAAGTGCCATGCCCTCATTCATTTCCCAGTTATTTGTTAACGCACAAATTCTAAAATCGCCCAGGGGTGTGATCATTAACCCCTGCCAAGGTAGTCTACAAAATGCCATAGTTTACTTTCTTACAAGATATCCGTCGTTGTTCTTCCTATAGCCCTCTGGGATAGGTTTTACTTGCTTATCTAAGTTGCACCAGTATTGGTTTTCAGCCAACGCAGGATTTTTTCGTTGGCGGCTTTCAGAAACTGCTTTAACTACCTGAGAAGCAGCTTGTTTTTGCTCTGGAGGCAATTTAGCTATTTTGTCCTGAGTATATTGAGCTACTTTATCATCTCCGCCTAGCTTTTCAGCAGCCATGTCCCATAACTTTTCTACTCCTTGTATACCTAATTTAGCCGCACTATAAGCACCATATGCAGCCAATGGGATACCAAGTAGCGGCCCCAAAATACCAACAATAGCAGGAGCACCTGCGGCTGCAATGCCGCCTAATGCTAGGCCACCAGCTGCTTTAACCAAGCCTGGTGCGGCTTCTGGCACACTAGATAACATGCTAATTGCTTGTTGTGCAACTTGTGCCATCGCTTCTGGGTCGCCTTCAGCATCAGCACCATTGTCCATCATATACTGATAAGCTTTTTGAAGTTGAAGATCACGACTAGCTCTGACAGGCTTGTAGTAATCATTTAGTTCGTCTGCTAGGTAGTCGATCATATCGTTGCCAGCTTTGGCGCCAGCAAGTATTTGCTTGAAGCAATCTAATACTGCACCTTTTACATTACCTGCTTCGTTAACTGTTGTTTCTGCAACACCGCCAAGTTCACGCTCAACTTGTTTAACCCAACCAGATACGTCACTGCTACCAATTTCATCTACATCGCCAACAAAGTCAGCAACAGAGTCAACTGCCTGTCCTACCTTTTCTGGACCATACTTGGCTAACAAGTCTGTTCGTTGCATTAAAATTCTACGTGTAATAGCACCTGCTACTGGACTATCTTCTTGTCCTGGATTATGCAAAGAGCCTTCTTCTACACCGCGTTCGCCAGGAACAGAACCACGGAAGTTCTTTTGCTTGTCGATCATGGTTCTTAGTTTTGCCATGATACGGTCAAATGCTTGTGGATTTGTTAAAGCACGCAGGAATTCTTCTTGGCGTCCAGCTTTTAAGAAAGCTTTATAACGGCCACCAACAAATCGAGCTTCTGGGTATTCTAATGTAATTGGCTCTCCGCCTACTACGATTTCAGCATCTTGTCCTTGTTCGCTAGCCTTTAAAATGCTAATAATGTTTTTACGACCTTGTTCTAAGTCCATACCTGCTTCCTTAATTTCTGTTTGTGCTCCTACGATCTCATCGTAAGAACTCATTGATACTGTTTCGCCACCGGCACTTAACTTTGTTAAACGCTCGGCAACATCGTGCAAGTCCATATCAGAGCTTGCATCTTCTCTAGCATATTCCATTAATCGAATGAATAGTGGCACGTCAGTGCAAATAATGTCTGTTGGGTTATCTGTAGCCTCCGCTACACCTTGCTGATTAAAGGCAGCGATTTCTGCTTTAATGCGGTTCAAAGTTTCTGGGGGTAACTCTATAACCATTGAACGGAAATCACCTTCGTACTCGTCCCAGTATTGTGCAAGTAACGGAGAACTGCTATATAGTTCTTCCATGGCATCGTGTCCTTGGCGATTAACTTGTCTAAGCATTCCTAGGATTTCACGGCCAATAGTTTGCGTGCCTTCCGCCACACCTTGTACATCCCAGGTTTTATGGCAATGATTACATTCTTTTTCACCATCGCTATAAGTTTTAACATCGGCACTATGGCAGCTTGGGCAAGTTGTCGTTGTTACCTTAGCATTGCCGACCATTTGATCTTTCGGCTCTACGGGCTTGCGTCCTCGTTCTTGTTCTTTACGCTTTTGTGCAGCCAAATCTGCTATGCTACCTGTACGGGTTTTCTTAGCACCATAATTAAAAGGGCCTGCCTCGGCTACACCCTCTTTATACACTGGACTATCTTTCCATGGGCGCCAGAAACCGTACTTGTGATTATCAACAATATAAAGTGTAAGTCTTACTGTACCGTCTGTATTCTTTTCTAGTTTGGTGTCAACTACTTTTTTAGCACCCCACTCGTGCTTGTCAAAAAGATATTCTTCGTGTCTTGCTGTGGCTTCGTCTTGTGCATCAATAACATAAAGCTTGTTATGCCTTTGTCCGTTTGGAGCAGATCCTTCTTGGTCAACATATTCTACTTTGCGCTTTTGACGGAACTTAGCATCTGCACGTTGACGCTGTTGACTGATATCATCTTCAGCATCTTTATCTGTATAAGGACGCACTGGTTCTGGCAGGTCATCTGGTTCCTGCGCTCGTTTTGGCTTTGCTCTTAGCGCATTGTAATAGTCAATGTCGCTGTCGTAGTTGCGTGGATCTACTTCGTTGATTCTCATTTTTCGAATACACTTTTAATAAGTTGGCGAGCCATTACTTCAGCTTCGCTGACTGGCTTAATGTGAGTACTTAGCTGAATGCTTTCACTGGTGGATTGCTTGCTGATGTCGTGGAATCCGAAACGGTCTACCATCAAGTATGTGTTACCTACTTTCATAATATCACCAACGCTCATACTTGTGTGACCCGTACCCGACTGTTCAATTAAGTTACGAGCCTCACCGTTAGGACTCCAGTTCTCGCCTTGCATCATGGAAAACACTTTGTCCGGATTAGTTTCGCGTAGTGTACCAATTTGAACGTGTGTTTGACTTAGTGTTTCTGGTGTAGGCATTTGGCCTTTCTTAGACAACCAGTTAGCACCCATCATCATATCACGGCTTGCATCCATGTTCCAGTACCAAATTTCTGTGCTACCACTTGGGTATGCATCAGCTAAACTTGCGTATTGAGTAGATGATGGACCAGCTTCAGTTTGCACTTCACGTTCGTTAAAGTAGTTTAACATTTCGCGGAAGCCTTCTGCATCATTTAATGTTTGTTGCATCAATGTCTTGCTTTCTGGCTTTAATTGATCAAACTTGGCAAGAATCTTATTTGCAGTTTTTGCACTGATAGTAATAGTGCTGCCATCCCCTAATTGTAGCGGTTGTGGCTTGTCGTAGTCAACTTGGCGACGAATTTGCATAATAATGTTTTTGTCTGCACTAGCTTGATCAGCCGGTGAAGCTTCTATATCGCTCATCATATCGTCTGTGTCATCTGCGCCTATAGCTTCTTGTACAGGGTCAATACCAACTTCGCGATCTAGTCGTGTAGTAATCCAATTTACAGGATCCTCATCACGAGCTTTTGCAACACCGTATGGCATTTCGCCACTGTTCAAGTAATAGTTGAATAGTGCTTCGTAAAAGTCTGGATTGTCTGTTAGGTCGCCACCAGCTTTAAACTGCTTAAATGAATCAGCGTATTGATCTAAGATAGCTTCTAATTCTGGGTCTGTTACAAAGCCTTCGTACAAGCTAGACAAATCAATGCCCAAGTCTTCGGCAAACAATTCGGCAATTTCGCCATCATCATCTGAGTCACGCTGTGCTTTATAACTTAGCTTATCGTAGTAGTAATAGTGCAAGTCTGTTTCTAAATCAGCAGATAGTTCGCCACTTTGCTTAAAGTACTCAACGGCACGTTTGTTTCCAGCAATGATTTTTGCCAATTCTGGATTCATTTGATAACCGCTCTCTGCTACGCCTCCCTGAACTGGCTTGCTCCACATAACTTGCGAATTTTCAACATCGTTAGGGTTAATTTTAATGTCAAGCGCCTTTAGATCGCCCCACCACGCACGATTCTTACCTTTGTTTAGATAATGGTTGATCTGTCGCAATGCTTCTTGTTTGTCTCCTGCTTCTAGTGCAGGCCAAATGTGTTCTAGTCGATAAAAATCATGTTCGTTAAAAACTGCATCTAGTGTAGCTGTAGTAGAACCTGCGCCTTCTTTAACATCAATGCCAGCCGCCTTAAGTGTAGCAATACTATCTGGGCTTAATTCTTCTTCATCGTCTAATTCAAGTTGGCCTTGGTTATTGAACTTTACATTAGTTGTGCCGTCTGCATTTGTAGCACTACTACGTGTGCTGGTGGCATTACCTAAGTTTGGAGTATTGCCGCCTTTACTACTGATTGTGCCTACTGTACCAATTGTGCCAAAACCTTCGCCTAGTCCACCAACTAGAACATCATCAATAAACGCATCTAATTCGTCGCTGTTCATGCTGTCAGAAAACACACTCATTGTGCTGCCATTTCGACCATATTCAATGTGTTGTCCTTTTAGTTTAGCGGCACGTTTTAATGCTTTGCCAGATGTCAAATAGTCTTCATCCGAGCCCACTGGGATGTCAATTCGGCCTCGATAACCGCCGCCAGCTTGCCCTTGACGCCTAAACTCCGCGGCTGCATTGGCTGCACTCAACCCAGGAGCAATAAATGCTTCTGCAACACTTTCTGTCATATGCGGATGACGCACATAGTAAGCTTGTCCGCTTGCGCTAATATAGTGAGGTAAACGCTGACCGTCACCGTCCATATAAGTTAAATCACGTGCGCTAATGCGAGTAATACGGTTGTCCATATCATATAGAATTAAGTACTTTCCATCTGGACTCATACGTGCTTGATCGTATACTTTTAAGCTACGACCATCACTTGGCAGACCATATTGGCGGCGTGTTTCTTGACGAGCACGTTCAATTTCTGCTCGACGGATTTCATCTTGTTGTGCATTATACACTCTACGGCCTGTTTCGCGTTCGGCTTCACGTCGGCGCATAATTTCTTTGTACTGTGGATTAAAGATATCAGCCATGTGTTGACCAATGCTGTATTCTGTACCTGGATGACGGTTAACACCCGGAGTACCTACGTTTTGAGCGTGAGCGCCACTCATTGCCATACCTGCTGCCATTGCGGCTGGAATAATCTTTTTAGCAACGTGATGCAGGATATCCTTGCCCGCTTCGGACAATTCACCTTCAACAACAACAATAGTGTCAAATGGATCTTTGTATTGTTTAACTTGCTCTAGCACAATACCTTCGTGTACGCGACTTGTAATTTGCTTAACAACACGACCTTCACGGACTAATTGAATACGAATCATTTTATTTTACCTTTTTCCAATCTATGCTAGGCACAGTACTGTTTTTGTTTACGAAATCTGGCTCTTTGCTCTTACCGCCTGTTAACTCTAACGGCTCTCTGCCTGTAATAGCTTTAACAGCGTCTCTAATCATTTCTGCTTCTGCATCTGTATAAGCATAGGCAAAAGGACCTGCATTTGGCCCTAGCACTACCTTATCACCGCCGTGGTTACCAGCTACGTGAATAGCATAACGATAAAAGCCGTAACCTGGATCTGTATTTAAGTGAAACATACCCTTGATAGTACTCTCGTGTTCATGTCTCATTTTATCTTCTTTAAGATAGTGTTGAATACCTTCTGCAATGCGCTGGGCACGTTTTACTGTTTTTGTATAGTGATCTAACAGCGCCATTTGATCACTGCACTCACGAATAAAGTTAGCTTCTTCATCTGTAATACCACGTGAGCCACGTCCGCCCTTTTTGCGGATTCTGCGTAGTTCATTGTAAGCGGCAACAATGGTATTCAGTGTGTTTGTTAGTTGCTTAATGTTTTCTGCGGCGCGACGAAAGCTACCACCATGCTCAATCTTAAGGTCTTGTGCTAGCTCATCGGCTTCACGGCGTGCTTTGCGGCGTAAACCATCTAGTGTATAACGGCCAGCGCCACCCAATACTAGTACTTCTGTGTCACTCATTGGCTTTTCGCGGTCTAAGCGATATATTACATTTTGGTGGTCAATGACATGTGCTTCTTGTGTTTTTTGTCTATTTTGTTGCCACATTTTAAATTGCTGAAATTCTTCTGGGCGCAATTTTTCATTATTTTTAATTAACTGAATAATTCTTTTAATATTAGGCGGAATTCCATTATTGCCGCCAATCTTATTAAAATAATCACGCATAGTAGCTAGTTTACCTGGATCATAGCCATCGCCTTGTCCTGCAAAATAGTCGCGCATAGTAGCAAGACTAGCTTCACCTAATCGTTCAACAACTAATAATTCTAATTCTTTTTTAAGTTCACGAACTTTATTCTTATCACCTTTTTCTGTATAAATGGCAATTAAGTTCTTTAAGCTACGAACACGGTCGCGATTAATTGAGTCTTTGGTCATTGGACTAGCATTGTCAAACGCACCTTCGAATACCCCGGTGCCTACACCAGCAGGACCCGGAGTATACTTTTGTCCTACTGCGGCACGAGCATTTTTACGCTTTTCTCTACGTGTGCGGCCTCGTGCCATTGGGTAAATTACTTGTGCAATATCTGCACTTACAGTAGCTTCGCCATCTTCCATTACAGCTTCGTCTAATTGCAAATCTTCATGTGGCCAGCTAATATAGCTCTTACCGTTTTCGTCACCTGCACGAACAACGAATACACCACCGTCATCATAGCCCTCATCTTCGCCAATTTCCCAACCCATTGCGGCCAATGTCTTTTCGGCTTTAATCATTTGTTGCTCTGTGCCTAACCACCAACGCGAAGCTAGCATATGAAGTATAGCTTCTTCGTCTGGTTCGCGATCATCGCCGCTACCTACTGGGGCGAACTCTCTAATAATACTTTCGCTGGCTACACCAGCATCACTATCGTCGTGGTGGCCAACATGATGTTCACCTGGCATTTCAACTTCGTCGCGTTCTTGGTTGACAGGGGTAGTGCCACCAGCGGCCTTTGGCCATTCAATGCCTTGGCCGACCTGGCTTTTTGCCGCGAAATTATGCGGTTGTTGACCCTCTGTACTAAGCAGAGTTTCGTTTTCTTTAATAATAATGTCGCGGAGATTCATAGATATATTTATTGTTTTGGCTTGCCTAAACTCATAACTTTACTTATCATTAAGCCAGCCGTTAAAGATTATAGCAGTTGATTTTAAATATGTGTATATAATTGTAAGGAGGCCAAAATGGCAGAATTTCTTAAACTAGTAGCCGAAGTCGGCTTCCCAATTGCAGCCGCCATTGCCGCAGGATACTTTGTATTCTTGACACTAAAGTTTATTTTAGCAGGTGTTACTTCAAGTGTAAATGGCCTTAAAGGCATCATTGGCGCACTTGATAATCGTGTTAAAACAATGAATCACGACGTTATCAGAATCGACACAATCGTAAGTAATGCATTAGGCCTTAAGCCAGACGTAGACCGTATTGCTCGTGCAGACGGAAAAAATGACGCAAGGAGAGACTAATGTTGTACGAAGTTAGTTTTGTATTCAACTTAACTTATATTGCTTATTTCTTACTTGGATTAGGCTTTGGAATAGCGTTTTATTACATGTTTTACGATAATAATTCATCAACTGAATTAGACCGAATGAAACATGATTTAGAAGTTAAAAAAGAATGGTTCCGTATGTTAGCGGAACAAAAGAAAGAGCAGGCTAAGACAGCCGCTTGGAATGCCAGACTTGGCAAGGTGAAATAATGTTACACTTAGACTTTACTTGGGACCTAAGCCCAAGTGGAATATTGCTAGACGAAGAACTTAACATTGACAAGCTAGGATGGAAAGACGGCGATTACTTTAAAGTTGAAACTATAAATGGTCGTCGTTATTTAAAAAAGGTTGACCCTTTAATAGCGTTTGTACGTGCAGGCGCTGAGGACATGAAAAATGAAAGCTAAGCCAAAATATATCTGGAGCGATTTAGATATGGTCAGAAGTTTAGTTGTAGGAATAATAATTGGCACCGTATTTGGGCTAATAATGGCATTTGAATTATGGAAACCGGTAGTTGTAAATTGCTGGCGTCCATTGGTTGGCTAATCGTGAAGCAATACTATATTAAAACTCTCGATCCAAACTTTCCCCGAGTCGTAAAGTGGATTAGAGAAAATAACATAGAATTTGACGCTCATTTGAACCGAACTAGGTTTTGGGTTAAAGAAGGCGAAGAATTAGCCATGTTTCTTCTAACGTGGGGTAACGTATGTACTCCTGTTGATGAACAAGCAAATTTAATAACAGGAGTGAGAGATGGACTTAGCTGAAATGATTAACAAGTACGGGTTTCCCGTTATTGCCGCCGGCGGCATGGGTTACTTGATTTACTACGTATGGGAATGGGCAACAAAAGAAATTAAGCCAGTTTTAGGTGAAGCCAATACAACCTTAATTGCTCTTATTGACCGTATTCGTATGTTGGATAACGATTTAATTCGTCTACAACAAAAGGTCAACACTACACTACATTTACGTGGTAAAATCATCGAAAGTGAACGTGTGCTAGAAGCACAAAAGGTTGACAGCGAAGCTGATAAGAAGTTTAAAAAAGCAGTTCAAGCAGACGACGAAGATAAAAATACAGCAGCCAGTGGCGAAAGCTAAAAGATAGCTTTCATGATTTATATTTTATCTACATTATTATTGACGCACATTACTATTGCTTGCGTCACGCTTTACCTACACCGTAGTCAAGCACACAGAGGCGTTACATTTCATCCTGTTGTAGCACACTTTATGCGCTTTTGGTTATGGCTAACAACAGGCATGGTTACCAAGCAATGGGTGGCCATACATCGTAAACATCACAGATTCACAGAAGAACCTGGCGATCCACATTCCCCTCATGTATTTGGCATTGTGCAAGTATTTTTCAAAGGGGCACTACTATATCACGAAGCATCAAAAGATAAAGGCATGATTGACACTTATGGTGTTGGTACTCCTGCCGATTGGATGGAACAAAATATATACAAACATAGCCGAGCAGGCATTGTGCTTATGCTACTAATCGACCTGCTTGTATTTGGCTTGCCTGGTTTATTAATTTGGGGAATTCAAATGATTTGGATTCCCTTCTGGGCCGCTGGTGTTATTAACGGCTTAGGTCACTGGTGGGGATATCGCAATGGCGAAACTAAAGATCACAGTAGAAACATTAGTCCTTGGGGCATTATTATTGGCGGCGAATGCCTGCATAATAATCATCATTTGGATCCTGGCAACCCTAAACTAAGCCGTCGCTGGTTTGAATTTGATATAGGCTGGCTTTATATAAAATTGTTATGCTCGCTTAAATTAGCCAAGCTTAAAGAATCTTCTGCAAATCCGGCTGTAACTGAATCTAAATAATGCTTGCTGGGCTGTGTACCAATCAAGCTTGTTCTATTTTCATCAGTCATTGTGTACACCCAGGCTGTAACTGTTTCATTGTTGAAAAATACAGGAACTTCTAGTCTAGTGTAAAAGATAGGATAACCTTCGCGCCGGTCTAATCCTGCCAGTATTTCATCGTCAATGTCCCATAGTATGCCAATTGAATTAGCATCTGCTTGTTCGTAGACATTTGCATACATTAACATTTCCCAAGCATAGCCCGGTAAAATAGCAGGGCCCAAACGCTTTGCTTTCAGGCTCATTTGTTCTGTATTTGTATTCATGCCGTAGGCAAAATATAACACCTTAAACTCCTAATAAATGAAAATTCTTCTCTATATGTTCCCACACACCTGCTGGGCTTTTTGAATCAGACCAAATTAATTGTGCGCTTACTGTTAATCTAACGCCGGGACCTTGTATAACATGATGTGGCAAGTTAGTGCGTAGTATTGCACTAGGCGCATTACTTGTTGTAGCAAACTCATAATCAGGGCAAGTTTCCCAAGTTAGTTTGCCAGAACACAGATCACTAATCCATGGCAGTAACCAATGTACTGCTATTATCTTACCAGGTTCGTTGCGAACAAATTTAGTATATTCTTCCGATTTGGGGAACCAGCGTATAATACCAGGAGCTTCGGCCATTTCGTAATAGCTCAGGCGAGCTTCCAATATAACGTCGGTTTCACCGTCGGCTAACTTAGTACCGTCAACGTGAATGTTCTTACCTTCGCTGTCGGCTGCACCAGTGAATACTGTAAAATTGCGAACTTCTAATCCTAACGGCTTTAAAAATTCATTTGTTTGAGCAACTGTTTTTGGAAAGAAATTTTTGCTATTGCCTATTGGGCTATACAATGCTTGATTCCCAACGTCAGCTTTAAATTTTAAATTAAAGAATTCAACAAAGGTTTTCTTTTCATCTTCGTCTAATTTTAACGTTAGCGGATAAAAATAAGAAGGGTTGGGTGTTGGAGGATCGTAAGGATCTATCTTGGTTAAGTTCTTAACACCCATACTTTTTATACCTTAGATTTAACAACTTCAATTGCGGCAGGAACACTTGTTATTGCCTGTGCTTCTTCGTCTGTGATTTCAATGCTAAATGTATCTTCGATTGCCATTACTAATTCAACAGCATCTAAACTATCAATATCTAAATCACTAAACAAAGCAGAACTATCTAGCGTTTCTAAACCTAGTTGCTCTTTGATTAATGTAATAACTTGTTGTTCTACTGACATATTTTCCTTTACTTGCTGGTAGCCCTATAGGTACCATCCCAATTGGCCGGAAGGCCTTCGTTCATGCGCTCGAGCATGTTTTCATAATAGTGCTTTAACTCATTGTCAAGCTTAATAAGCTTTTCACATTGTTTAATAGCACGAGTCCAATCTCCGCGATAATATGCTTGTAGATACGTATCGTGTAGTGTTGGACTGGTTTCTCCTAAGGTGAATATCTTAACACCTTCGGTCTTACCCTTAACCGCAATGCAGTCAAGTTCAACTACTGTGTATTCATCTTTAACTAACTCTGCTGTACGCTGTCCTAGAATAATTTTGACACCATACGGCTTAGACTGGCCCTCGAGTCTTGACGCCAAATTAACACCGTCGCCAAGGCAAGTGTAATCAAAACGCTGATCGCTACCCATATTACCCACAACAACGGCGGCAGTATTAATCCCAAGACCCATACCAAAAGGTGGTATGCCCTCTGCTGTAATTTCTGCATTAAATGCATCTAAACTTCCCATCATTTCAAGTGCTGTCTTGACAGCCATGTGTGCATGTCGTGGTTCATCTACTGGAGCGTTCCAGAATGCCATTTGTGCATCACCAATGTACTTGTCAAGCGTTCCGTTATTGTCAATGATCTTTTTAGTCATTGCAGTCATATAACGGTTCATAATTTTAGTAAGTCCTTGTACGTCCTTACCATAGTGTTCAGAGATTGTGGTAAAGCCACGAACGTCTGTGAACATAATACTTAACTCACGCTCGTCGCCACCTAACTGTAGCATCTCTGGATTCTTTTGTAGCTTGGCAACCAGTGCAGGAGACAAGTATGTACCAAACTGTTTTTTGATTTGTTGCTTTTGCTTAAACTCTTGAACGAAGCGAGCGAATAGGGCATGACCATATAACACAACTGCCGCAAATACAACATAGTAAATGTCCCACAGTTGACTATAGTTTGTCCACAAGTATAAGCCACCTTGTACAATACCATATACTAAGCCCGCCAATACGCCTAATGCGGCCCAAATAGGTACACGTGGCATAGCAAAAATAACAATAGCGGCAATGCCAATAATAGTTAACAATTCAACCATACCTGCCCAAGCTGGGCGAACAGGACTGTTGCCATCTAATAGTGTTTGAATAGCTTGTGCTTGTAAGTTATGTGCCCACGCTTCGCCACGTGGAGTAGCAATGATACCGCCCAAGCCTTCTACTGATAGACCTAATACAACAATCTTACCTTTAAGCTTTAAATCACGTTTGCTTAGATCGCTTAGTTCATAGTGCTTAAATTCTTTATTCCAACGCAACCATACACGGCCATTAGCGTCAGTTTCTACAATAGGCTGTCCAGCAATACGTACTTTTTCCACGCCCGCTTCAGTCATCTTCATTTGATAACTTTGTTCGCCTGTAAACACACGAAGTGCTTCAATTGGCAAGGATGGATAGTATTCTTTGTTTACAGTAACAACCAATGGCATACGACGAACAACACCGTCTACTTCCGGCGCCGCAACTGTAGTACCAACACCTTTGGCACTCTGTGCTAGCTCTGGACGTGGGCTTAATGCGCCAGGCCAAGAGTATAACCATACATACGGATCACCGCCCATGACAGCAACACCACGGCGTACTGCATCTGGCTTTTTGTTTTGTGTAGTTGGAGTTTGTGCAATAACACTAGGCGTCTTAGCCAGAGTTTTAGCTAAATCGGGGTCGCCACCTAGTCGATCTTTTTCTGTCATTAGCACAGGAATAACAATAGTGCTTGCACCTAGATCATGAATGCGCTGTATTGCTTGAGCAATTTCTCTGCGGTCCCAAGGCCATTGGCCTAGTCGCTCCATTGACTTTTCGCCAATGTCAATTACAACAACCTCTTCTGATTGTTCTACTGCATCGCTGGCTAATAGTACGTCAAAGCCTTTAAGTTGAATACTTTCAACAGCCGCAGGGTTTTGAATTTTTAGCAGGATTAATAGTGCGGCAGTGATTACTACCCATGCTACACTTAGTGGTCCTGGTATGAGTTTTAGTATTTTCATTTTGTTAGTATAGCAGGTTCTGAATACTAAGTCAAGTTAGGACCAATTAGTCGCCCATAATTGGCAACACTTCAATGTTGGCGCTAGCGGCTACATGTAAACTTCTGTTTCTTATTTGTTGTGTGAGCCATTCACGTGCAACTCTATTAGCGTCACCTTGGTTATTTCCAACCCCGCCAAATCTGTATACTTCTTCCCCGTCGACCATTACTTTCCATGATCCAGTGAAAGCACCTTGTGCTCGTTGTTGCTGTAAGTCTTGTGTGCTACCTGCTACAGGCTGAGCCGATGCACGAGTTCTTACACCATATAGCTCAGGAGCTTCTGCACGTAGGCCTAAAGCACTACGAGCTTCTTGTTCTGCGGCGGCACGATTGGTATGACTTAATTCTCTAACGGAAGTGCCGTCGCTAATTCTATAAATTTCCCAAGGACCTGGACCACGTGGAGTTAAGTTTCCACGATTGTCGTTAGGTTCTTGGAATCCACCAGCTGGTTGTGGTTCTCCAATTGAAGCTCGAACTGCGCCGGGCTCTTGATATGGATACATTGGAGTTACGGTTGCTCCTGCTAGTTGTTCTTCTGGAACTCCCCATTCTTCGGCAGCAACTTGTAAAGCAACTTTCTTGCTACCAGCAACAACTTCCATACGACGATTGGCGTCCCATTGTACGTTCCACCAATACTTTTGTCCATCAGGAGCTTGTCCCTTCTTTAGTTTACGTTGTAATTGTGCTTGACGAACAAAACTTGTTAGCGCACTCTTAGGTAGTTGTCCAGAACTAAACTTAACAAAGTATTGTAGTGTATCTGAACTGTCGTTGCTTGGAGTTAATAGTTTGTATAACTTTTTAGCGTATTCTTCTCTATATTTGTTTTCATCAGCGGCCGCATCTAATGCAACTACAAATCGTAGCAATGTGTTTTCAATTTTGCCAATATCTTCGCTTAACCAATCGCCACCAGGACTACGGAATTCAACATAACCGTCCTTAGTGTTGATACTTGTATACTTGTTAGTAACACCAGTATGAATTAGCTTAGATGCAGTAGTGTTAAGTTGATCACGCATCTTCTTTAGCAATGCGCCAGCATCTTCTGGTCGTTGAGCAATTCTACTCTTAACCATTTCCAATGCACTCTTACAATATGTATTGCCTGCACGGCCAAACTGATCTAACACATATTGATCGCCTAACAGAATTGCCAGCTTAACATAATCAAGCTTTTCTAAATTACCTTCCCATGATGGAACACTTACGTTGATGTGTAGGCCAGTTGAGTCGTTTGTATAACATCCGCGACTCTTTGCCCATGCCACAACTTTTTGTAAATCGCTTAGTAGCTCTGCAACAGGCAGGGGTGGGCTTACGAATTCTAAACCTGCTTCACTACTTGGGTCATCTGGCTCTAAGCTACCGTCGGGTTCAATAACATACTTGCCCGGGGCACGACGAGCACCGTGATAGTTAGAACTTGCGTTCCAAGGACGCCCAATGGCATCACCAAACTCAGATGCAACATCTTCAACAGCTTGGCCACCATTACCCGAAGGCATAAAATATGGCCAAATTAAATCACCATCCTGATAAATGTCGCGCATGGAGTGATAGCCTTCGCTATCTAAGAAGTCAGTTTCATCTGGATACTCCCATCCTTCGCGCCATTCATCATAAGCACGTTGCCAACTCGATCCTTGATTTTGAACTTCATCATTGACTAGTTCGTCGAGCATTTCAATTATAGAATCCGAAGCTTCGTTGTAATGATGGTAAGCTTCTGTTTCTTTTATTCTAGCACGTTCTTCTTTATCTACGCTCATTGAGTTAGCACGATCGCCAGCCATTATAGCCGCTTCGATTGCTTCTTCGTCGAGGCCCATATTTTCCAATGCTTCGCGTAGCTTTTCATCTTCGTCCCACTCATTTTCTTCAATCCAACGACGAGTTTCTTCTTCTTGCACTTCCATCCAATCCTCTGCTTCTTTTTCCATTGCATAATCTTCGTACTTGGACTGCAAGCGACTAATCAAATCACGAACATCTCTGCGACTATTTGGGTTATCACCGTTTGTAAAGAATTCTTCAATGTCTGTGAAGCTGTATGCTCGTTCGTCTTGATCAAAGTCTGGCTCGTATTCTTCGTCATCTTCCCCGTCTGCGCCAGGAACAATCATTTCGAATTCCATGCCTGCTTGGGCACCAGCAATACCGCTAGCAAGCTTCCTTAAGCTACTAGGGCTCATGTTAATTTCGTTAAGCTCAATTGGCTCTTCGAGTAAAGGTTTTGAGTGGACGTCGGATATTTTCATAGTATTATATTTAGTTTAACCGCAACGGGCTATGTGTCTAAATTAAAAAGGGTAAATATTGCTTTAATGGAGTAAAAATGCACTGGGGTTATCATTTGATGTTAGATTGTAGCGGCTGCGAGCGTATCGATAGCCGAGAAAACATCTATAACTTTACTAAAGAAATGGTAAAGCGTATCGACATGACAGCGCACGGCGAGCCTGTAATTGAGTACTTGCTAGAGGGAGATCCTAAGCAGGGATATAGCATGATGCAGTTAATTACAACTAGCAACATCTGCGGGCATTTTATGGAATTAGACGGTACTGCTTACTTTGATGTATTCAGCTGTAAGAAGTTTGATATAGAAGTAGCGCAAGATGTAGTGCGTGAATTTTTCAATCCAAAGAAGATGCGAGTAAACTACATTACTCGACAAGCAGATTAATTTCCCTGGTTAACAGTAATCTTAGTACAACCACCTGCTGTACCACAGTTGCTTGTAATAGAGTAGAATTGTTGTGTGCTACCGCTTTGTGTTAAACTTAACTCTTGCGGCAATCCACTTAGGTTAATTTTAGCCATATGACCCGCACTACCTTGCTGAAGAATATCTACATTCTTATTGCCACCGCTTAGTGTGATTTCAGCGTAGTGACTTCCTGAGTCTTTTTGTTGTACAACAAGAGTGTTATTGTTATCGTTAATAGTTGCAAACACACCCTTGCCACCGCCGGTGCTTTGTTGAGTAATGTTAACAGTATTGCTATTGCCTAACACATTTAGTTCTGTATAGTTTGCCTGTGTAGAAGCATTTCCACTTTGCGTAATGGTAATGTTATTTGATGAACCATTGCCATTATACTCGGCATAGTTTTGTATCGTACCAGACTGTTGTACTGTGATAGTATTCATGTTGCCAATTTGCTCGATATAAACTTTACTGTCATTTGTTGTACGACCAATGAATGTATTAATCTTAGCCACATTGCCAGAGTTGGCACTAAACGGAGCTGCCGAACCTCCACAGCATAAGCTACCCGGATTAGATACTGTGCTTCCAGAAGCAGTTGATGTGGTTGTATTGTTAGCATCATAGATGAATGTAATTTCTGCAATTTGCATACTGTTACAATCTAAACCGCAACCGTCGCCAGCTTTGGTTGTTGGAAAGAAGATATAGTAGTAGGCATAAGCAGTGGTGTTAGTTACTGCAATTTCTGTACTGGTTGCAAATCTATCATCACTGAGTGTCAACGCACCTTGTTGTATTAACGTCCAAGTAACACCGTCATTACTTCCATACAATTTATAACTTGTAGGATCGCGACCCGGAAAGTCATTGGCAGTGGTAAGTGTGAATGCAGAAACAACACGACCGGCATTTAGTTTAACAGTAACACCAGCATTGTACTTGTCAAAGTTTAGATACTTTGTATTTGTATTATTGTCAAAGGCATTCGCCGCGCCTTCACCAGCTGGGCTATTATTGCTAGTTGGGTAATGATTAGTAATGTATGTCGTTGCACCTGCTGTAGTGCCACTATTATAAATTGCTGTAGGTACAGGAGCTGGTGGCGCACCTGTTGGGCTACTGGTAGTCATAGTACTGTTATAGCCACCGGCTGTACCGCTTGTTGTACCGCCGTTAAGATCTGGGCCACCACCGTTTTGGTTAGCAACTAGACCTGTTGTACTAGTACCAGGTGTTCCGCTACTGTTAGCAATACAAGGATTTGACCCGCCCCATGCTCCTTGGCATGCACCCAATGCAGGACTAATAGTCCAACCCTGAGCCGCTATGTTATTATACGGACCGAACTCTGGGTTATAAGCTAGGTTAGCACCGTTGTTAAATGTGAAGGTTGGCGCACGATACCAAGGACCGTAATCACCTGCCCAATAACTGCCGTCAATACCATACATGCTAATTTTAGCATAAGCAACGTTGGCAGCTTGTGCCGATGTTAATGTTGTGCTGGTTGTTAGTGTTGACCAGGGAACTGCTGGGTCGATACAAGGATTGCCACATACTGCGTTAGGGTTTGGTAAGTTAGCAGAGTAAGTTGAGTTTACACTAGTAACTAGCGTACCGCTAGAGGTATAAAATTCTATCTTTACGTTTGCAGTATCACTTTGTCCAGCACGACCACCACCGTTGTGGGCTAATACACTAAATGTAAATGTTCCACCCTGTTGCATTGTGCTATTGAATACTACGTTTTGACTGATAGTAGTAGTAACATAGGCTGTAGCAATGCTGTTATACATGTCTTGTGCAAATGCACTGGAACACATTAACATTAATACAAAGAGTATCTTACGTATCATCTTCTCAATACTCCTGTGTTTTGTTTTATGTAAACATTATTGCCGCCTGCGCCACCAGCACCAATTAGTTCGCTTGCACTAGCATCGTTGTGAACAATGGTTACCATTGTATTTGATTCATAGCCTTGTGTTTTTACTTCAGCATAATGATCTGTATTTGAACGGAAGGCTACACCTTTACCGCGAGTTTGTATGTCAGACGCTTCGGGGTTAGTCCAGACAACACAAACGTTAGTACTTGGATTGCAGCCAGAATTTCCTGCAGAATTGTACATTGCTAAAAGTCTAGCCTTTTCAATATCATCGGCATTTTCTTTTAATTTCTGTGCCACACGTCTGGCCATTTCAGCTTCCAGCTCTGCTTCTTGATCATCGCGAAATGATCTAGCGGCCTGCTTAATGGCCTTTTCAACTTCTGGTGGCTTGACAATGATTAAGTTATTGTTAATTTTACTTTCAACGAGATTAATAACTGTTGGAGAAGTTGGTTTGTTTTCAAATGCCGAAATGTAAGTTGCTTCAAATGCCTTATCTAATACAACTGTGCCAGCGGCATTAGATACAGATATCTGTCCTACTTTACAACGGTTTTCTTCTAGCTCGTACTTTTTCTGCTCGCTATCATCTTTGCAACTTGGTAATAATACAATTAGGCTTTGACCTGTTTCGTCGACTGTCATTGAAAAGTCAGTACCACGTACAGCAATGTTTGCTGTCGGAGTATTAACGGCAACTTGTTGTGGGTTGTTTTTAGCAATTTGACCGCTGGCATAACGAACAGTACCCATTGTTACTTTCATTGCTAATTTGCCAGCATCGCTTTTCTTTGGATCGTAAACAAAGTCGTCAATTACTAGCTTTGAGTTTTCGGTAATTTTAACTTTGGTATCGTCTTTGAATGTGATGTTGCTAGAACAGGCCTGTGTAAGATAAACATCCATCGATTCAATGGAAGAACCTTTAACACCTGTTGACTTTGACTTGCCACGTTGAATTTCGCAAGCCGTTCCTTTGTTATCTGAAACGACACCAATGCTATCGCCTGCAGAAACGATAGCATTGTATGTCAATAACAAAAGGGCTATGGTTAGCCTAGAGAGCATTTTTTATCTCGCGATAGCTGTCGCTGGATTTAAAATAGCACTACTGCTTGAACGTACTGTAATTGTATTGTTGCTTCCGGTAACACGGACATCAACAGTAGTATCGTTAGTACCTTGTTGTTGAGTAGTGATACTGTTAAAACTACCTGCAATTACTTCTTTTAGGTAGTGGCCATTTGCTCCTGCAGAATCAATCTGCTGGATATTCAGAACGTTGCTTCCTCCTGTGATGCTGATATCACTTGTACCGTTTGAACTTTTTAGTTCTTTGGTAATTTGGTTTAGGTTACCATTGATAGAAACTAAACTAGTAATATCGTTGCCAACAATGCTTTGCAATACTAAATTATTGTCGCCAGTGATAGCTTCTGTAATAACGTTTCTTAGGTTAGCGGCGTTGTTAGCATCGCCTAATGTAATACGAGTTAGGTTACCGTGACCAGTAACAGTACTTGTATAGGCATTATTGCTACCTTGTAAATTGTACATGGCAGTATTTCCGTTACCAGTTTGTGTAATGGCGACGGTGTTTGAACTACCTGTTATTGTACCGTAGTTTGTTGAACTTGGGGCCGACGGTGTTACTGTAGTAATACCGGCAGCGTCAATGGAGTTTGCCGCAGACAATGCTGTTCCGCCAACATTGTTTGTTCCGCCGACTTGTTCAATAGTAACAGTATTGCTATTACCAACTTGTTCAACGTAGACCTTGTTAGGACCTGTAGCTGACTGTGCTACCGACAATGTCGATAGTGTAGTTACTGCTAAAGCTAATAAAGTCTTTGACAAAATCTTTGTCTTCTTAATCATTTTGTTACATAGGCAAATTATTGTTTTTCTGCCTAGCTCCTGGGTTAAACCCTTTACTTTACACCCTTAGTCTTCTTGGGTGTGTGATTCTCCAGACCACACACTACACAAGCAAGATTCATGCACACCCTTTGTGCAATCGTAATTGTTCGTTATCTCTTGTACGAACCGCTTCTTTAGTTTCCTTTAACTTCTTTTCCGTCGCTGGACTTGTCCGTTGCGGCCGGAGCGGATGGTTGTGATTCTGCTTTGGACTTCTCTTGAACCAGCTCATTTTTCACTCCCGATTGTTCAGACTTTACTTCCTGGAATCCCCAGTGGCCTTTTCTAACACCCTCGTGAATTGTGTTTAAAACTGCGGCCTGAACAGCAATATCGATAGCTTTGTTAATACTTTCATTGATACTTCCGCCAATTTCACCTTCGAGCGCCGTAGCATTTGCACCAATGTCAGTTCCATCGCCCACGAATCTTAATAATGTAATTCTGTCAAGATAACTTAAAACAGTTTTGGTTACGGTTGTTGTTGTTAAAATTTCACCTGTATTGACACTAACAGTTCTTAATGTAACTGTCACAGTATCGCTTTGATACTGTGTGCTTGCACCAATGCCAAACAATCTTACACCGCTACCACCAGTAACAGTATTGCTATCATAACCAACAATGCCACCCTCAATGATAATACCAGCAAATACCATTGGCGGCAATGGTTTAGCATCTTTACCTTGGAATTGTTCTCTTGCTTGTCTAATCATTTGACGTTCTTTAATTAAGTTTTCTAAACCAACTCTTTCAAGAACTGTAAACCAACGGGAATCGCCAGCTTCTTGCAATGCTTTAATTAGATAGCTTTCTGCACCTTGTGTAACTGCTGAACTTAAACTAGCAATGTTTGGAATACTTTTACGCTGACCAGTTTTATCCTGGAAGCTATAAACTGCTACAGGAATAGGACCGCCTGCAGGAGGTGCTACTTTGCTTTGTTCTTTCTTTAGAAACTTTGTTGTTTCAACCACTGGCTCGTCAAACTGATTACCGGTTATCTTTTCTCTTAGTGCAGACCCTGTTGCACAACCAGTTAATAGTGCTACTACAGCCAAGGATAATAGTGTCTTTTTCATGTTCTAATCCTTATATCTTGAATGCCGCATATGGCATTTCTAGTTCTGTATAGTTGCTAGGATTAGACATATCTGTAATTCTAACCACAATGTTATTGCCAACAATACGCCATGTGATGTTCTGCCCGCCAATGTCAATATCACCGCAAGGACCGCCAATGCTTAATGGAGTACATGATGGAGCACTACTTGACGAACCAAATAGGCTGTCGCTAATGCGTTTTGCAAGCTCGCTATAAATGCGAGTTTCTAAGCTGGCTTGAAACCTAGCCTGTGGAGTGTTTGCAGCCGCACGTTCTGCCGCTGCCTTAATGGCATCGATCGCTTGTTTATTCTTTTCTTTTTGCTGGTCTTCTAATTGTTTAATGGTTAATACATGACTACTAAAACCAAGACCGCTAAATGAAGGATTATTAAAGTTATGTTGAAGTTCAGCGGCATTTAGTGTACCACTCATAACTAACAACGCTAGAGTTAATTTTTTCATAGACTAAAGTAGAACCCAAATGTTCTACATTAGTATTTAAAACTTTGCTCTAGATTAAAAAAGGCTTACTTATTGGTTAAAGTAGTATTATTACTTCAATTCGCGAGTGCTATGTGTAGTTGACATAGCTGTACGGCCTTGTGGTGCAACCGTTGGGTCAACGTTCTTATTTACGGCAGTTAATGCTTCTAACATAGGACCGCTTTCAAAGAAGTTGCGTGTATATCCACCCATTCTACTTGTGCGGAATTGGCAGATCTTGTTTGAGCCTTTGGCAACTTTATCGCCTTCTGCAGGCTTTGCCCATATTTGAATAGTGCGACTATTGCCTTGGTTAACATACTTAACATCTAGGTCTAGGTGGCGCATAGCTTCTTGTAGGTTAGCACTAAATTTTAGAACTTTGTAGCTACCTGCTGAAATCTTATCGTCAAGTTTAACAATTTCAACATCTTCAAGAGACTCGCCGCGAGCATAAATGTTAGCGGCATGAGATAGCTGTTTAACGATTTCGGCTTCTTTACCAGGCTTTTGATCTTCAATTGTTTTGACCACGTAAGGATGAACAATATCATCATAGAACTTCAGCAAGTTCTTATAAATTTGTTCTTCGCCTAGGTCTGGGCTAAATTGAGAAACATATGGGGTAATGTCTAAGTTAAAATTAATTTTAAACCACTTAGTTAGGTTAGGTAATGTTAAGCCGCTAAACTGCCCTAGTGTATCACTACCAAATGTTTTCAAGCTTAGTAGGTTAACTTTACTTCCGTCAACCTTTAGTGTTAAGTCTGCTTTAGTACCCTTAGCATCTGTAGTACCATCGCTAATAACGTCAATACGGTTGTTGTTTTTGTCCTTGCGAACTTTTTCACAACTTGTAGATACGCTACTAGATTCATTTACATATTTGATAGCACTAGAAAAGATTGCTTGTAAATCGCCATCAAACTTTGTTTTCTTAGCTTGCTCAATAAAAGACTCGGCACTACGAGCAGGTACTCTTGCTAAGAAACTTAATGTATCAGATTTGGCACCCATGTCTGGATATGTAATTGTGCGCTCGATTGTAAACACATAGTTCTTGCCTTCAACAGCATACTCTATATGCCCAATCATATCCATAACTTGTTGATTAGTTAATTCTTTACCAATATTAAAGAACTTAGCACTAACTGCCAAGCCCATGAATAGTTCAGCAAGGTGGCCAGCATTGTATGCTTTTTTACCTTCTAAGTTGGTAAACTCTTTACCCTTGAACAAAATGCTTAAAGGTTGTAAATCAAGCTTACCATCAACATACATTTTTACTTCTTTAGGAAGTGTTTTCTTAATATCACCGCTATCTAGTGCAGCCTGCAAAGCTTCAATTTCGCTTTTGTCAACAATAGCTGTTGGGTTTTCAAACCTATCTCTATAGCTTGGATCAATTGGTAATGGTGTGTCTTGGTTAACTAGGTCAATTAAGATGCGTAGGTATTTGCCGTCGTGCTTGATTAGCTCGGCGGCTGTTAAAGACTTCTCACTTAAAACTATATCTCTAAAAAACATCTTATTGATACCTATAATCGTATTTCATATTAGCAACACCGGTTTGTGCTTTGTCTACTATCTCTTGGTAAACTGCCGGATGTGCTTGCTTTAGTTTTGCTAATATTGTTTGTATGTTGTCAAGGTCGCTAGCTTTGCCTGTCTTGCCAAACAAGTATTTGGCAATTTTTTCAGGATCCTTGCTTAGTGTCTGTGCAACTGCATCGTCAACCAACCCATGCTTAAAACTCCATTTCCAGTTTGGATTAACCGCCCTGGCAATAGCACTTTTAAGGATATGTCGGAAAGCACCCTTAGCACCTGTTGCTGGTTCTCCGCGTTTAGACCAACGACTGAATTTTCCTTCGTTTGGTTCAGCAATGTCTAGGTCAACTTGTAAAAATTCATCAGAGCCAGGAATAGGAGCCATAATTGACAAGCCATCGCCGCCCTTTTTAATTTCTGTATCTTTAAAACCTGAACCTAGTAGTTTACTAGTTAACCATTCGCGAAAACGATTTTGGCTAGTCTTAGCGTCATCCTTTGGATCAACGTTAATATAATCAACAGGATCTAAAACAACGTCAGCATCGCCTGTTGTTTTGTTTGCATATATTGCTGAACCAGTTAAATGCTTAAACAAAGGAATACCCATGCGCTTTTCAAGTTCCTTGACAGTAGCATGGACTTCCTCTGTTGTGGCATTTTGCTTTGTAAGAGGTTGCTTGGTCGCAGGATCCTTAAAGGCGTTGCCACCTTCGGTTAGGACCTGTGCTGTATTATAAGAAGCAATCTCTCGTAAAAGCATATTACTCTGCTTTAGCCTTTTTAGCACGTGGCTTCTTTTCTGCCTTTGGAGCGGCAGCTTTTTTAGCACGTGGCTTCTTAGCAGGAGCTTCAGCTGGTACTTCAACAGCGCCAGCACCTTCAACTGGAATAACAACAGTTGCTGGTGGTTCGCCTACAGCAATAATTTGCTCTTGGGCAGGTGCGTCAACCTTATATGGAGCCGCTTCGTTTGCTTCTGCTACGTCTTTCTTTCTAGTAAGAACATAAGCTACTAAAGCAATAACGGCAATACCTACGATGATTTCCATTTGTTTTCTCTTTTAAAAATTTATTGGATGTCTGCATCCAAAATGTGTACTATATTTAGTTTTAACGAATCAGATATGGTTGTTCTAATTTAAGAGCAACTTAGTGATTTCATTGCGGTATTTGGCTAGCATAAGCTTGGTTTTCTTGGCTTTTTCAATTGCCAATGGCGTTTGTGCCTTGTCAAACTTGCTGGAATTTTCTGCCGTTTCTAACTTGTTAGAATAAACACTTGCAATCTTACGAATCAAATCTTGCTTATTAGGTATGCTAATTAAAGCACCGTGCCCTAGTAAATTTGCGTCTTCCAATGCAGATGCTAACGCTTTAATGGATAATACAATATCACTCAATCTTGTTTCACCTCGGTGTCCAGAATGTGCTTCTAAGTTTGGCGAAAACTCTGTTGGTTGATTGCCGTTTGAAAGATAGTAATATAAAGAGTAAATGTCCTTGGCCCAGTTTTCTGGATCTAAGCTAACTGTACGCAATTCTGTGTCTTTGCTTTGTCGGAAACTTACAGGTTGGTTATTTCTAATCTTAACTTGGATACCTTGGCTACCAAAGCTTAAATTGAGTACTTCTGCTAATGCACTTGTTAAACTTGTACTGATAACGCCCTTAACACGATACTCGGGGCTTAGTACTTGACTCCATGCGGCATGCTCATGATAAGTGTATAACAGGTCAACTTGTACGGGACCAGCAGTTGTTCTCATAATAAGGTTAGTGCCGTTTTCTGTAGAGTAGTCGGGACTTTGTAAACAGTATTCTGTTATAGACATTTTGTATTCGGTGATACGCTGTGCAGACTTAACGTCTTCTCTGCTGTGAATAAAACATTCAATATCAATGTCGCCATATTCGCGCTCTGGATCTTGTTCTAAGTCGCGTCTATAGTATGTTCCGCTACCTTTGGGATTGCCTATTTTAATTTCAGTATCAAATCCGTTATTGGCTTGCCAAGCATTATAGCTTTTCTCAAAGCTTTGCATAATCCTAACTACTTCAGCAACAACCTTTGGTGTAATAACTGTGTCTTGAGTTTCCGTACTTGCCCAGCCACCTTCGTTAATGTTTTCCCATTGCATACTCTTACCGCCTTTTTGCATAGGAGTAAAGCCATGTCCTTTGTAAAACTTTGTTAGCTTGGCTTGGCTGACCTGTCCTTTGTCCCATGGGAACAATGTGAGCGCAATGCCATCTTCTCGAGCCATAGCTTGTAGCTCTTTCATAGCACGACTGCCTACGCCTTGACGCAAAGGATATGCTTGGAACCATTTAACTTCAACTGCTCCGCGCTTACTCATACTAGGTACAAGTTCAAATAAAGCAAATTGTTCATCACCTAATGGCATAACATGATTATTTTGCCAAGTCTGTGGATACTTTGCGTATACTTTTTCAATCCATGCTTTAGCCGCTTCGCTACTTCCACCTAATTTAATTTTTGTT